AAAGCCAGTTTATAGCAAAATGCCTTTGTGGACAACCGTGGCTCCCACGCTAATCTCTTTGTCTCGTGCCGCGTTTGCCCGCTGCGGCGTTAAAAGGCTTGTACCCTACGCTGAGGTGGGGTGGTTCATTATTTACCGCCAGTCGCCCACCATTATGCAAACCGCCAGCAGTGGTAGCGATATTGTGATGGCATAACCATTTCTATATTTTTCCCATCCAACGCCGATTCCGACAAATTTATGTCTAATGATTGTAAGTTTTTTCATGTTGTAGCCTTTCGTATTTAAGTGGTTGGTTATTGACCGCCGAAGATGCTTAGTCGAGCCGCCAGTACGCCGTCGAGTATCTTTATGCCGTTATCCACGTGTCTGTGTATTTCGTCGTGGTTACCGCTGGGCAGCTTAAAGAAGTCGGCGAGGTGTCTGTAGTCCGCTGCTCGTAGGGGGTGTTCACTCTGTGTGGATCCCATCTGGGTGTTCATTGCTCTTATTTGGTGTAGTTTGTCGGCTTTGTTGCCAGCCTCCCACATAGCGTTGTGTCGTTTGTTGTTAATCCAAACGTAGGGAGCTAGGCCTAGTATTTTAAGGCTCCCCCCTTTAGTGCCGAGGTCGTGCCACAAATGCTCGGGTGGTATGGTACTGACTCGTTTAGCTTTACGCATGATGAACTCGGTCGCGCCTTCGGAGTTATTGGAGTTCCACGTATTGGGTGTAAGGTAGAGTATGACGTTGAGTGCATCCGCTCCGTTCTGGAAAGCGTATCGGATATCGGCGGTGGTGCCGCCAACCACGAGATGAAGCTCCCCGGCACTGCGCTTCTTGGATTCGTTGATAATCAAGTTGGCTAACTCGGACGGTCCGCCCCTCTTGTTGGCTGATCCTAAAAGGACAGGTACGTCCAGTTTTGAAAGGGAAAGTAGTTTGCGAGGGATAGTGCCTGCGGGTTGGCCTTCCATCCAAGTGGCGCCGACGGCTATGGGCACGAGGCTGTGTTGGAACATTAAGGCGATCTGGAACGCAAAGTCTTGTGCGGAGTCTGGGTCACCGCTCCCTGTTGAGGTGAGACTGTGTTGGAAGTCATTCAGAATTATATATCTTCCCGTGGGCGGCATTCTTGGCTTATCGATTGTGGGGAAGGGGTTGGGGTGCTGGGTCGGTTTATCTTTTTTCTTCCCGTAAAGAGCGTAGCCCAGTATAAGGGCTAATATAATTATTATGGCCATGATCAGTATATGCATTATCGGGTGCCGAGGAACTGGACTGCGAGTCCGGCAAGTAGTCCCCCTACGAGGGCGTGGATAATAAATTCATTTTTCTTGTACCATGTGACGAGGGTCTCGGGTTTTTCTGTCCCGGCGCGTTCTTTTTCAGCCCATTCTTCTTTGACGATCCATTTTTCTTTTTGCAGCCACGCTTCTTTTTCTCGCGCTTTGTCCCGGGCTTTGATGCGCTTCTCTTCTTTTTTCAGCCACGCCACGACTTGGTCTCCATCCCAGCGGTGAACGGTTCGCGGGCCGCGGTCTTCGGTTGCAGCTACTTTCTGCGGCTTAGGGAAGTCGGTTGTTTTAAGTCGGCGATAGATCGTGGGTCGTGAGCAGTTTGCCTTGCGGCAGACGTCGTCGAGGCTGATAAGGTTTTTCATGTTGTTCTCCGGGTTCATTTTGCTATGAGTATATGCACTTGTATATTAAGTGTCCAGACGGTGGCGTCAGTGTGTTCGCCCATCGTCCGGTAGGTCGGGGGACAGTGTGGGTACTTCGTGTTGGTAAGCAGCTTTTGACATGCACGAGGAAAGCAGGCCGAATGCGGTTGGGGTGTCTGGCGACACCTGTATAAGGTGTGAGATAAGCTGTGTTAGGGCGCCCCCGACGGAGGCACCTACGTGCAGTTCCTGTGACTCGAACTCTTCTAGCACGGACACCATCATTCTGGCAGCCGTGAAGAAGTCGGCTTGTGCTTTGTCCTCATCCTCGGAGGATTCGCTGCCTACCCGTTTGTCGGCTTCCACGTGTCGACCTCCGCATACCATTTTCCGCCTTTGCTTTCACAAACTTGGGCGTTGATCCACTCATCTGTTTGTTCGGTTAGCCACCCAATAAGTTCTTCGCGCTTTATACTAATATTGCACTTAACCCATTCAGGGGAATTGTCGTTTGGCTTCTTGGCCATCAGACCATTTATAAAAATCTTATCCATCATTACTCTCCTTATAAAAAAATGCCCCGGCTCGGGGGCAACCGAGTTCGGGGCGGTACTTAACTACGGAGAACATGTTGCCATGCTCGGTATCATTATACACAGTGATATGGGATAAGCAACACTTAATCGCATACACTTATTGGGAACTCGGCTCCCGCAATCTGGTCGGAGATCGTGAGTCGGCAGGCGCCACACCGCCGGACTAACGTCTCTACCGTTTTTTCAATTATATCGAGGGTGCATTTACACTTTGGACACTGGTTTATTACCAGTCTTTTGTGTATTTCCCCCGGCTCTTTGCTTTCTAGCGGCATTACTTCCCCCTTGCTCTTCTTTATACCAGTCAAAAACAAGGCGTAATTGCCCACCGATTGTACGGCCTTCGGCTTTTGACAGTTCTTTAATTTCTTCGTACACGGTTCGCGGTACGAGGATGCTTTTCCAACGTGTTGTATCCATTTTTCTCTCCAATTATCTAAGATATTATAGGAACATATGCAAGAATGCAAGGTTCAACCGCGTTATTTCGCTTCTCCCCACGAAGGGCCTATTTCCACGTCGCAAACGTTGGGGACTTCTAAAGGCACCGCACTTTCCATTACCCGTGCAACCTCTTGAGCTTCCTCAAGGTTCTTTACCGACATCGCCAGTTCATCATGGATCTGCAGCATGGGGAGTTTTCCCATCTTATAAAGATTGACCATTGCTTTCTTAGTCATGTCCGCGGCAGATGCTTGGATGAGCCTGTTGAGTGCTTTATAGGTAAACGCTCGTTTGAGTCTGGTCGTTGGTCCGTAGGCCGCAACCGCTTCTTTGTACGACATAGCTTTGTTCATGGCAAACGTATCGGGTTCCCACATATCAAAACGACACTTCCTTCCTTCTAGGGAACGTAACGCACCCCCCGAAGTCTTATCGTTTAGGCGGTTCATCACCCCGGTCATTAGTCCTTTAACAAAAGGTACGCGGGCGTGGTATTGCTTGACCAAGCCCTTGGCTTCCTCGACGGAGGTGTCGAGCTCTGCCGCCAATTTATTAACACCCATGCCATAAATCAAACCCAAGTTAATTGTCTTGGCCTGTTTCCGGGGAATTTTGGCCATCTCGGCCACTAGACTATGGAAGTCTGTTTCCGGTTTCTCGTTATAGGCGGTAACGAAGTCCGCCGCACCCTCTAGTGGTATTCCTCGCGTTTTACCGTATACATGTGCATAATGTACCAAGATCCGTGGTTCTTGTTGCGAGAAGTCAATCGCCGCCCACTGGTCTCCTTCTTCTGGCAGGAATAGTGAACGAATCATAGGTCCATAAATAGGATCTCGCGCCGGAATTTGCTGTAAGTTAGGGTTGCGCATTGAAATGCGTCCCGACACAGTTCCCCCATCATCAGACCGGAGTTGATTAACATGACTATGTATTCGACCATCAGCGTGGCAGTGTTTCATGATGGAGTTGATGAAGGTCCCGGATGTTTTGTTCAGATTCCGCGCCTCGACGATGAGCTTCGCGACGGGGTGATCATGCTCTTGCAGGAAGAGTTTAGTGAAGGACGGTGCGCCTTTCTCGGTCTTTGGGTATTGGATTCCGAGATTGTCGAAGGACTTTGCAAGCGATTGAGCCGCCCAGATTTCAACGCCCGGGCCCGCGACTCGCTTCAACTCCTTCAAGACATCCCGCTCCCTTTTAAGGAGGCTGTCCCTAGTTCGCTCTACCCGGTTGACGTCGACTCGGACGCCTCGCATAGTCATGTCGACGAGACATGGCAGCAAGTCAAGCTCGAGATTAACGATGCTCCACAAGTCCTCTTGGCCTATCTTAACGGAAAAGTAATTCCAGAGTTCAAGGGTAAGCTCTGCGTCCGCTTCAGCATATGGTCCGACATACATAGCGGGCATCTTCCACATCTCAGCTTTGGGATCGACTCCGAACTCCCGGGCAGCCTCGACTAACGCTTTCTCCGACTTCGTTTTGTTAAGTACATCGTAACAAAGCGCATTCAAACTGTAACTAAAACGGTTTTCATCAAGCAGTGAGGCGACGATCATGGTATCGATAATACGTCCGTTGACCGTGAACCCCATTTGTTTAATCCAACCCAAGTCATATTGTGCGTTGTGCATGATCTTATCTGCAGGACACTCGAATACTTTCTTAAGCCACCGGTTGACGATTTTCTCGTCAAGGTTACCGCCCCCGAAGTGACGGATAGGTATATAGCAAGACCAGCCGTCGATTGCGACAGCGTAACCAACCACTTCCCCGTCGCCTGTTGGCCAACCCGGGCCACTGTTCTTAAGGTTCGGGTCGCGTGTTTCCACGTCGATTGCAATTTTAGACGCACCGGTAATGTCGGGTAGTTCTAAAGGTGGAACCCACTCATTCTTTCTCGCAAACATCGCCATTTGTAAACTCATTTTTTAATCCTCGGGTCGTCGCCCATTGAATACCGTAAGTACCAAACGGCTTTTTGTTTATCTTGCGTGGACTCAATACTTTTTTTGTCCATACGCCAGATGTATTTAAAGGCAGCTATCGCGGCATAGGTATTAACCTTATCTTGTCCGAAGGCTGCAACCATTGCGTCAATACATTCTATGTCGCTGTTGGCATAGTGGCTCGGCTGGTCAACCATGGGATCCACTACGTTTTTGATAACAGGGTATTTGATACCCTTGAACTCAGTCTTTTTGCTCATGCTGTCTCCTTTAGTGCTTTAACGCCTTCATGAATGTTACCGATTATTTCAAGTGATGAAGTAACCACGAACGGAAATATTGGGACGTGGTGGGATACACCGTCCAAAGACAGCGTAAATCTGCCCCAATTAAACATCACTTGCAGCTCATCATCCGTTGCGCCTTTTTGGTGGCAATCATTCGCCAGAGAAACAGATCGAACAATGTCGCCCTCGTAAATTTCAACGCCGCTCTTATCTTTCAGGCCCGTGTATTGTTCAATTATCCACTCAGTACCCAAAGGTAGGTAAAGACCATCTGGTTGCATCGCGGTAAAAACATCGCCTACAGCAAACTGGGTGTTTAGCTTTAGGTCAACCATTTTGCTTACCAACGGATTCCACGCTCTAAATTTAATCTCTCTCATCATTGTGTCTCCTTTAGTGCTTTAAGTAACTTCAAGATAGTGATTGATGCTACTAATTTTCCTGTATCTGATTGATGGCTCTCTGATTCGACTTGAGTGCATTGGGTTGTGTACTCCTCAACAAGAGCAATAGCTTGGTCTAGTTGGCTTGGGGTGCGATTTGCTTCTGCTTTCATTGTTCCGTTCATATCAAACCCTCTTCGTCTAGTAAGTCTTCTAAGCTGGATTTTGAAAAGAAGGCCGGTGTTTCTTCCCCGACCCATGAACCTAGAATGTTGAACTCGAAAAACTCTACCGCCTCTTCATAGGTCATCTCGTCACGTGTGACTAATATGTCCAGAAGCTTGTCGGTGTCATACAGAATCACAGCCTCTTGCCCGAACCTTTGGACAACCCCCATGATGGCGTCGTTAAAACCGTCTGCTCTCAGCATTATGTTCCCCCTTCAGTGAACTTTCTTATTGAGGTGGCCTGTTGCCACGTAGTCATTCGCGTCGCTGTCCCAATCAAATGTTAGGCCCTCCGTTGTCGTTTTCCCCGCCGAAGCAAACATAGGGTCTTCTTTCACATCTTGGGCGACATTGCTTACCCACTCTTTCCACGTCGTTTTTTTTAACTCTTTCATAATTCGTAACTCCTCGTCACATCTTCGGCATCAACAATAAATAGGTTTTGTTTCGTGCGTGTTAAACCTACGTAAAACACGCGGTGCATATCATCTGGATTAAGTCTCATCTCGTTATCGGCGGCCGGGCTTAGGTCCGTGAACAACACAACGTTATCCGCCTCTCCCCCTTTTGATCCGTGGATCGTGGACGCCGTAATACGGGGTATGCCATTAAACTTCTCGCCCCGCCGTAACAGTGCCGTGATATAGGCTCGATCTGTCTCCGGGAGTTTGTCCATGGCTTCGGACCAGATCATTGTCTTATCCGCTTTCAAGCCGTAGCTGTCAACTAAGGTACCCATGGTGATCAGGTCGTGATCATCGAGGCCTGTTAGCTTTTTATAGCCCCGGACCACACGTGTCCCTGTCGACATAAAGCTGTATATCTTCCGAGCAACTTCCCCGGTGATCTCTTTGCCTTTGCGCAGCTGCTCCCAACCGTTGACCGCGTCGGACAGCTTCTCGCTAATGCTCCGATGTCCGCGGTAGTTGAACAGGTGTCCGCTCGACTTGAGGTCACTCGCCACGGGCTGTAGGTGATAACCCGCTTGCGCTAATATTAGCCATGACCCTTCGGACATGTCTAGTGCCGCGATACTATTAATCCGCGTCACGTTACCTAATTCTTTTTTTGGCTCGTAGCTCTTGGGGAAACGACGTGTAATACGACGCACGACACTCTCCGCGAGGCTGTGAACCAGTTTAGGTATACGGTAGGACTGAGACAATGTTTCAGACCCGCCCGGCAAGTTAATGAAGTGATCCACATCGGCACCCGCCCATCGATAGATAGCTTGGTCGTCGTCTCCGGCACAGTACATACGCTTGGAGTGACCATCGATAGCGTGAGCCAGTTCCCATTGCAGTGGACTTAAGTCCTGCGCCTCGTCTAGGAAGCACAGGTCGAACTCGGGGCAGAACACGTCGGAGCCTTTAACGAACTCCGCCAACATGTCGGTGAAGTCGTACAGACCCATACTGTCTTTGTATTCACGGAGACACTTGTCCACGTAATTGACGGTGTTCCAGTCACTGTCGATGTCGCTATGGTTGTACTGGTCTCGCAGCGATACCTGTCTCAAGCGAGCTAGGTTGATCAGTCCGAGAACGGGATCGTTACTGGCAACCATAGAAGGTATGTCGTCGTCGAAGCTGCCTGCTTTTGATCCGCCGAGCGTGACACCTATTGACCGACTCAACTCTCGGAAGTGGGCCTCTTGCATCACTTGTTCGGGCCTAATGTCCGTCATCGTCAGGGCGAGAGAATGAAGTGTACGGAAGTAGATTAAGTCTGTTTTGGGGTTGAGATTAAAACGTTCAGCCGCTCGTTCTTTGGCTTCGGTTGCTGCCTTGCGCGTAAATGCTAGGAAGGCTATGCGGTGCGGGTGTGTGCCCGCTTCTAAGGCGTCATCGACCATGTTTAACAGCGTGGTGGTCTTGCCTGTTCCCGGGGGCCCAAAGATCCTAAACATCTTTCTCTTTCTCCCTGTCGTAGACCTGTTTAACACGCTGCTTGGAGATAGAAAACCACCGGGCGACGGCGGTCATGGTCATACGATCCTCGTCAATCATTTTGACGATCATGGTATTGCGGCTTTTAATCCATTCTTCCAAAGTTATTTTGTCAGCCATTAGAAAGCAGCTCCTGAATGGTCACCAAACTTAGGTGTATCGATATCAATGTCTGCCGTGTTGAAGGAAGGTATCTTCCAAACGCGAACAGCGCGTCCTTTGATCTTTAGAACAACACTTAAGCCATTGATGTCACGTAGGCGTTGAGCAATTCGGTGAGACTTGTATTCAAAGAACTTATTCTTCTTTAGGAAGTTCTCGAAGTCTTTCAGACGGAAGTAGGTAAGGCCCTGCTCTTCATCCGTCCAAGGACGCCGCAGCAGTATTTCTTCTTTGTCCTGCGCAACCTGTAGGTGGCGGCAAAACTCTTCAAGGTAGTCATAAAACTGTCCGCTTGTACTGGCGTCAACCGCTACCTCTATAATGGCGCTTTCGTTCTCCTTCATCTCGCTGAGAAGGGTGCTTATACGGCTCTCCCACTGTTGCTTGGCTACGGACCTTGGCATGAAGTTAAGTTGCTCCATACAAGCCTTCTGAAAGGTCATCTGGTTCATTAGCGCATCCGTGTCCATCTCCAAAGGTTCGCCATTCACGTCCATGAACCAAACCGGTGGCGTGGAGTTATACTTACGAAGGTTAGCGATGGTGGCCCCTGCAATAGCAGCACCAATCCCGAACTTACGTGTACGGCAAAGGTCTTTGTTGCAGTGGGAGTTGATGGGGGCGTCAGAGCATTTGTAGGCGTACTCTTTTCGCTCTACCTGTTTGGCAACAACGTTCACCTCACCAAGAGGGAGGGGTGGGGAGATATAGTCCATGTTGTACCGAAGGATTTCTGACTCCCAACTGTCGGGGAAGGCTTTCCGCAGGTAAACACCAATATTGAATAAACCATTATTACGTCCTCCCTCGCTAATACCCTGCTTGCAGAGTATTTGTAGGCAAGGTGGACCATCTTGAAGCAGTTTTGTCTCACTCGCCCCGACGACTTGTATCTTAACAACTTCTTCGGGTGTTTGAGCGTACTGTTTGTGGAGTGCAATGAACTCGTCTAGCGTGGCGGAGGTGCCATCATCCAAGAAGGCGTAACGTAGCCCTTCTTCGTGGTTGTAGTAAGGCAGGTTAAGAAAGTTACCGACGTCTCCGCGGTCTAAATTAAGCTTTATTTGTTTCGGGAAAATCTCGCTCTCACCGTAGCCTAATGCGGCTGCCATGGATTGAAGAGCTTTCTGCATGTCCCGGGCTTCGGTCCACGCGGTGGTGAATAGGAAGCAGTGGGCGCCACCCGACTTAGACCGGCACACAACAAGGGGTAATTTCATACGGCGGATCTTATCCACCAATAGTTTGTGATCGAGGGGGTACTGGTCTATGTCAATACAGCCCCATTTGCAACTGTTCTCTTCGTTGATGGGTACGATACCAAGACCGCTGCCCGTACCGGTTAAGTGGTCTTCCCACAGCTTTGGCGTCTGTGGTTCGCGAAGAACGCCTGCTTTACCTTGAGCTTTACCATTTGCTCCTGTCTTTTCTATTTTGAAGTAGCCGTGTGCTACTTTCAGGCCTTCAAAGATGCCCATAAACTTATCTAACGACATTACCTGCCCCCCATGCGGAAAAAAAAGGGCGGGGCACTGTGCCCCGCCTAGATACTAACTTAAAACGGTATTTTAGTACCGTTCGGATCTTCGTCATCCGTATGCTTAACAACAACGTCACCGAGGGTAATACTGTCGGCAAACGCTTTAGCGCGGACGTATAAGCTAGGCTCCGCGATAGGGCCTTCACACGACATTTCCCAACCGTGCCACGAGCCCTTAGAGTTTTCCTCAGAGGTCGTTTTCATGTGGTAAACATGCGAGAAGCGGGGTGGCGTGAAAGGCCCGTTAGCGCCTTGCATTGATCGCGACGCCATCATGCTGTTCCACTTACGCGACTTCTTGAGCTGCGTAGACTTCATCGCAATCAAAGCCGTTTCGACACTACCGTCTTCGCCAACTATCAGCACAAAGTGTTGGTGTGTTTCCTCGATATACTCGCCACTGTCGTCCGCAACATAGTCTTTGTTGTCGTCGGGAGAGCGTTGTGTTTCGGGACGCACTTCGCCCGGCTCATAAATTGCCGTGGGAGCACCGCTGCCCACGCCGCGAGGTGCCCACTGAATAAAGCGACGCTGGTATGCGCAAGGAACCACTCGGATCCCCTCTTTACCTTTATAAGCTATACCCGTTACGGTGTTGTAGATGTCACCTTTACGAGCTTCCTCGTTTTCGTCCAAGATAGGGTCATTACCGGAAAGAACTTTAAGAAAAGGAAGAGCTAAGTCTTCTTGTCCCATGTTCTCCATGCCTTGGCCCGCATCGGCCTCAAACATGGCCGGGTCAAAGACCGCCACGTCACTACTGTTCTTTGTTGCTACTGCTTTTGAAGTTGTCATTCTATTTTCCTCTCTTAATAACTGCACGTTGACCTACCCAAGCCCCAAATAACTCCATGGGGAATTCCTCACCTGCCTCACACCGTTCTTTCACAAATGCACGTAGCGTTTGTGGGTGTATCTCGGTTTTCTGCTGTGGTACAAAACCTTGCGTTTCCGCGAACGTAGAAAAGGCGTTTGCTTGCTCGTCCTCACCCCGACCAAATTGGCACAAGACAGTGTTTTTAATTATGTCGTCGTACTGATGGTCACGTAGCCACTCGTAAGCGGTTGGACGGTTTTTAACGAGTATGGAGGCTCCATACGTCTGTTTGACCTCAATGGTAGAACCATCGTCGAGGGCAAAAGAAGAGATACCCATTTCCGCAAGCATTGCGGGCATTTCTTCGTCCGTGAGCGTCTGCAGTTCTTTCTTAGAATACTTGAGATCAGCCTCAAGTGCTTCTATCTGCACCGCTTTGTCCCGTATTAGGCGGGCCAACCCGGCTACCGAAGTAAGGCCTTGTTGGTCTATCTTTTCAACGGAGTTGGCCTTCTTCTCTTCAAAGTCGGATTCCATCAATTTTGCTAGTTCGTTACTCATACTATTACTCCTTCGTGGTTAAAGGCACCTTTTGGGCCTTGACAAATGTAGATATTATCTTATATCCTACACAAGTCAAGCGATTTTGAAAAAAAGAGGAAAAAATGCTGAACTACCAATACGAGACCACCCCTTATGACCACCAACGAGTGGCGCTAGAAGAATCATGGTCCGCGGAATACTACGCGCTATTCATGGAAATGGGTACAGGTAAAACCAAGGTGGCTATCGATACGATGGCCATATTGTATGAAGCTGGGAAGCTAAAAGCGGCTTTGATTATAGCGCCCAAAGGTGTTTACGACAACTGGGTGCGAGGTGAGATACCTATCCATTTACCCAAGCGCATTCCGCGTAAGATATGTCGGTGGATACCTTCCAAGACGAAGCGTTTTGAGGAAGAACTTACGGGTTTCATTGTTGACAGGGAGCCTTTCCTAAAGATATTTGTCATGAACGTGGAAGCTTTTTCCAGCACTAGGGGCTCTAACGCAGCAACTGCTTTCCTTTACCAAAACCCCGACAACATGGTGATAGTGGATGAGTCTACTACTATAAAGAACCGTAAGGCTGCTAGAACCAAGAACATCATGTCCTTACAGAAGCGGTCTAAGTATCGCCGAATATTAACGGGTTCACCCATCACCAAAAGCCCTATGGACTTGTTCAGCCAATGCGGTTTTCTAGCAGAGAAGTCACTTGGCTTTAATTCCTACTATGCCTTTCAAGCACGGTACGCGAATATCCAACAACGGACCATGGGTCATCGCAGTTTTCAGCAAATCACGGGATACCGGCGTTTGGACGAACTTTCTGAAAAGTTAGATCGGTTCAGTAACCGGGTACTAAAAGTAGACTGTTTAGACCTGCCTCCGAAGGTGTATATCCAGCGAGACGTAGCACTGACGCCCGAGCAGGCAAAACTGTATGGGCAGATGCAAAAGTTAGCGTTGGCACAGCTCGAGAATGGCGAATTAGCGACCACGGCGAGTGTGTTGACTCAGATTATGCGACTTCAACAAATTTGCTGCGGTCACTTAATGCCTGACGACGGGGAAATACAGCTAATAAAGAACAACCGCTTAAAAGAGCTTTTGGACGTGGCAGAAGAGTTACAGGGAAAAGCCATTATTTGGGCGACGTACACACACGACATACAACAGATAGCCGCAACCCTGCGCGAGCGGTTTGGTCCAGATTCGGTCGCAACCTATTACGGGGATACACCACAAGACGAAAGGCAAGAGATTGTTAACGATTTCCAAGATCCTGAGAGCCCTTTAAGGTTTTTCGTGGGTCAGCCGAGAACAGGGGGGTATGGCATCACTTTGACGGCAGCGACTACGGTCATCTATTACAGTAACAGCTATGACTTGGAGATAAGGCTACAGTCCGAAGACCGGGCACACCGGATCGGTCAGACTAATAAGGTAACTTACATTGATTTAGTGTCGCCGGGGACGATTGACGTGAAAATACTACAAGCTCTGCGCAACAAGATTGATATTGCGGGGCAGGTTTTGGGCGAAGACACTAAAGGGTGGCTTCGGTAACAGCTTAGTAAACCCGAAAACGCTCAAGGTCTGCCTGTGACGTGGGTGTAAAACTTGTCGCGCCTTGGCCAGTCGGTTGCGAGGGCTGTTGGGCGTACTGGGCTAAGAGACCTTGCTGGTAAGAACCACCGCCGTAGCCGAAGCTTTCTTCCGCGCCAAAATGCGCTCGTTCGGCTTGGTCGACTAGATCGATAAATTCAGTAACTTTCGTTTGAGACGTTTCTGCTGCGGGAGCCGTGTATGTGTTGTTTAGGTAGTTGCCGTAAACTTCGAGAGGGGCGCCACCCATTTGGGCCTGCATCATACCCATTTGGTTTTGGGGTAGGCGCTCAAATAAGCCGCCGACACCTTGTTGTTGTCCACCCATTTGTCCGAGGGGGCCAAGAGGCTGTTCGCTTAACTGCGGCGCGGGGACGGGAACCGTGAATGTTTGCTGCGCTGGACCCGTTCTCATTGACGTGGCATACGGAGAAGCCATTCCACCCATTTTCATATGTTGCACCTGTGGCACAGGGCCACCTTGATCGTACCTTTTTACAAAATTATCGGGCGCCTCAACAACGCCGCCCTCCGCGTATTCGAGTTCCGAGGAGGACCCCGCAAGGCCACCACTGGTGTGGCCAGACCTTCCCGCAAGGCTGAAGAGCGGTTTTGTGCTCATACCCGCGCCTCCCGGAACGGTAGGCCCAAAGGCCGCGTAAGAAGAGGAAACAACTTCGCGTGACGTCCTGTCCGCTGCTCGTCGAGCGGCTATTTTAGGTAAGAGGACCGCGACAAGTTGATCGTATTTTTCTTGGTCGTAATCGTACTTCCCGGGGTTATTAAGCCTGTCGGATTCTTCAGCCGTAAGTAGGCTGGAGCGGCCCCCATACGAATCAAATATGGGCATTACGCATTACCCCCCATCAAACTTCCAATACCCATTAATTCACGATCTTCTGGAAAAAGAGCTGCAAACCTAGCCCGGTCCACAGGGCCTGACTGATTACTAACAGGTGGCCTTTGCGGGGCCGCAGGAGACTGCTGGACGGGGCTAGGCGCAGAACCGCCAACGTTGGTGGGAGCCACGTTGGGCGGAGGCATTACCCCCTGAGTATTACTAGGGGGATGTAGTGTCACGGGCGGCTTTGTTGCCGCGGGTGAAGGTAGTGTCACGGGCGGGAAGGCCAGTTTCTGCTTACTGTAGTCGGCCTCTCGGTCGCCCATCTCGCCGGGTCGAATAAAACTTTCTTCCGAGAAGACATCACGCGCTAATTTGGTCGCCACTCTATTTGTTTGGGCACCCAAGAGTTTCTGTAGCATAGTAAGTTCTCTTTCCAGATCGCTTGCGCTTCGGGTTTCTTTTACCGCGTGTGCTAACATTTCTGGGTCAGCTAATATCCGGGACATGTTGTTGACCACCAAGGTTTCCGGGCCTAGCACAAAACGTGTTGCGGCCTTTGCACCCTCTTCACCCGCCGTTATGCTCGCACCTACGCCAAAATCCTGTAATCCTACGGCAGCTAATAAGCTTTTGAAGCGATTAAGGGAGGCGCCCGCAAGCATCGAACCACCCACTCTTAACATGCCGAGGCTGGCAATACTGGGACGTTTAAACAAGGCCCCCGAAAGCTCGTTGTTTGCTATGCCTTCTTCGACATTACGCATTTGGTTAAGGGCTTTTTGCAGGTTTTCAACATAGACTTTATCAACGATGCCGTTATCCTTCATAAAGTCTATCAATCTTAAACCACCGCCGGCGGAGGTTGCGTCGACACTTTTCAGGTCGGCAAACAACGTGTCATAATAAATGGTGGGACTGAACGCGAATCCTGGTCCGCCCGCCTTTGTTACACCGTAGTTTGATATGGCCGCTCGCATGCCGTCTAATACTTGATCAGACGTGTACACGGCACCTGTCTCGCTATCCGTGTAGCTGCCTCTGTTCTTTATCTTATCAACCATGCTTTGCAAAGCTTTGCGAGGGGCTATTTTACCCTCCCCCGAAACAATTTGACCAATAACATGAGTGGCGCTTTCGGGCCTTTGTAAAAACCATGAGAACGCTTTTTGCTCGTCTGTGTTCTTCAGCGCCGCGGCTTGGTCCATAGACTCTAACATCAGTCTTTGGGCACTTTCCACACTATCTAAGTCTCGGGCTAACCCCGGGAAAATAGCAAAAAGCTGCTTACTGTTTGGACGCGACTTATATTCGTTTAATTTTTTCAGGTTGACCTTGCGTATTATCTCACCGTTTTTGTCCACAGTGGTGTCCATGATGTTTTTACGCCCATCTCGTATGATCAACTCAAATATCTCGTTAAGCTCGGTGCCTGTTTGTTCCGCGTCAAAATCAACGTCGTTGTGCCGTTGGCCCGTACTCTTGTTGGTGTAGGAAATACTCTTTACGTCACCCGCTTCTTTGCGTAAGAAATTTACAGCCGACTGCATCTGGTTTATGCGGGCTAGGGGGATGTCATCACCTTTTTTAACAGCTTTCACTGCGTCTAAAGGGTCTAAAACCATTCCTCTTTGCGCATTTACTTTAGAGGTTTCGGAGACAAATGTTCTCGAAATCACGTTGTGCATGCCGTACGTAAACGCTTTTGCTTTGGTGTAAGCTTCTACGATTTTAGCTTGATTTGTGGTTAAAAGCTCTCCCGCGGGGGTCATGAACATCCCGTCGGCATCCATCCCCGTCATGTCCTGATTTAACGCTTTAGACAGGCTTTCGAGATGAGTGGCCATGCTGTCCATAGGATTAACGCGTTGCCGAGCTGCTTTCAAGGACTTAAAATGAGCCGACATTTCACGCAACCGGCTAAACTGGACCGGAAAATCTACCGAGATGGGAAGACCGTCGTCACCCATTTTAGGGTTGTAATAATCGTTCATGGCCCTAAAGTCGTCTTTATAGCCCCCCAATATAGTATTAAATTCGGTTTCGGCGCCTTTACTACTGAATTTCAAGCCGCCTTGTGACACCGGGACATCAAAAATAGTAAGGGAGTTTGGTTGGTCTACTTTAGTGCCGTCTGCCGTACTAAACTGTCTTACATCGAAATCGGGTACCGCTTTGTACAACCTGTCGCGCTTGCTTTTCAGGCTGGCAACAAGCTGCAGCTGGAGGTCGTAAAACCTTTCTCCGAGGGCCGCGTCTTGTGGGATAACGTCATCATTCCCAAACACTTTTACCGTAGCCGCTATCAACTTGGTGTTCCCGGCCTCAAGCACGTCAATTGCTTCTTGCTCTACCAGCCGCTGTTCAATGGCCGCAGCCAACTGCATGCCTTCGGGAGTATTTGACTTACGTAGCTCCAAAATTGCTTCTTTAGAGTCCGCAACAAACCGCTCTCGTCCTTTCTCAGTTGCCACCGATAAGTCGCTTACCCGAGTCGCCACTTGGCCCTCGGTCCGCGCAACGGCAGGGGCTAAACGCGAACCGGCCTTTGTTAGTACCGCGGAAGGTAACTGAGTTTCGTCACCTTCGACAGGCTGTTTTAATAAAAGCTCTATCAGCTTGTCTAACTCATCTTCGGGGCTTTCGGAGGCTAGGTATTCTGGACTTTCTCGTAATTCTTGCGTAATCCGGCGTCCACCCTCTTGGGTGATGGCATCAGTCAAAAGGCCTTGACCCTTAGCCCCCGCGCTGCCCTCCAAAACGCTCTTTACGACGTTGAGGGTGGCTTTTGTAGCAGCCAGTACCGGTTTAACCATTAGTAATGAGACGGGTGCGGACACCAACTCCATTGCTAAACGAACACCCTCGCTGCCGGGAGCTAGTTTCTCCGCGTTATACGCAGCGCCCGACATTCCGAGCGTTACTAACGCTTCTACGCCTAGCCATGCGCCCGGGTTTTCGGCGCCCTTCTTTAACGCATCTTGACCCCCTCGCGCAAGAGTGTCGGCAATGCGAGCGGCGGTTGGGCCTTTCGCCATATTAGGGGTGAGCGCGGACCGAACACGGCCTTTCGCCGCTTGTTTTGTACCCGCGGCACTGGCCCGGGCCGTTAAGTCTTTCCCGTATAATTTCACCAGTTCGGCCGGCTTAAACTTACTGGACGCGATTGTTGCAAAGTTTTCTAGGGTTTTTGCCGCATTAAAGGCCTCGCCCAAAGGTTTTGCGGCTAATTTAGTTCCGACCCAAGGGGCGGCTAAGAAAGTAAGTCCGTAGGCCGCGGTTTCCCCGGCGTTGTAGGCGGCTTGTAGACTGGGCACCACAATAGGGTCCGGCTCATCAAATAACCACTCGTTAACGTAATCCGCGGCAGGCATCAAGATACCTGAACCAACTATCGCGCCTATTCCGCTCGCGACCAGCTTACCGCCCACGTCTAACGGTCTTAGGCCTGTGTGAGGCGACCTTGCCGCGTACGCGGCGGCCCCTAATCGAGCGCCCTGCCAACCACCTATCGTCATGAACCCCGCATCTACTGCGGTGTTTCGAGCGCCGCCTGCGATGGCGGAAAGGTTGTAATGTTTTTCTTCAAAGACAGGTTTCCCCGCTTCGTCTAAGGCCGGGGTCCCATCGGGGTTTCTTTTTTGAACAGGGGGATCATACTTCCCATAATCTTCTAAATCGGTAAACATCGCCAAGATAGCTTCGTCGGACATAGCCCTGACTTGCGACGGTAGCTCTGTTGGGTTCACGAGGTCTAAAACGTCCGCGGAACCGTCTCTTAAGTCTTCGTAGGTGAACTTAAAGTGCGGGAGCTGCTGCTTTACGATACCAACAACGTCTCGTGTTACACCCTCCATCCCTTTTTCTTCCAGTTTTTGCTTGAGCATCTCCCTGTCCCCGAAAGAGAACAGAGGTGGCAGGTCTTCAGATACCACCTCTTCCTCGGGAAGGGGTGAAGGCTGAGCGGCCACGGGCACCTGCGCGGAAACAGCGGCCGCGGGAATATCTACCGGGCTCGAGGCCACGGGAACATCCGTCTCGATTTCCGGAGCTAAAGGAGTTAAAGAAGGTGTATCCATTTGCTAGTTTCCTGTTTGTCGTTGGGCTTCGGTGTAAAGAACGTTACGGTTTTGCTGAACGGTAGGTTCCCCCACTCTGCCACCAACGCCTTGCTCTCCACTCAAGAACATATCCATCTGATCACCAAATTGGACATACTCCGCAAGAAGGCTTCTCAGTTTTGTAGCGCCCTTTCTAGCGTCTCTGATTTCTGTGTCCGAGTAGTATTGTGGGTTGCCGCCGTATTCCGGCAATATTGCAACTTTTTCGTCTAACGAAGTAGCCAAGATCCCGGCCACAGATTGTATTGCGGTTCTCGCTTTTGCGTCAAACATCAAGACGCCCGTGTCTGTGGCAGGCTTTAAGGTTGCCATGATCTGGTCTTGAACAACTTTTAACACCCTGTCGTCGGTTATCGCATCCGCGATAGTACCCATCGTCAAGGTTTTCAACGCGTTAAAGTCGTTGTCCGCTTGGTATATCATGAGACCCTCTGCGCTAACACGCCCGCCGACACTGTCTCGTAGAACTTCATTAAAGACGGAGGCCACTCGATCGGGGATCGTAGATAAACCACGTGCCATGTCGTAATTAACGCCCGCCTTGTAAATCTGAGTAGGAACCATTCGCCACGCTTCTGACGACAGGTCGACTGTCCCGCCCTCGTTAAGTAGCGTCTGCTTAAACACCGGTGAATCCAGAAGCCCTCTTTTCAGGGTGCCTGTGTTAGTGTTTCGATAATCTTGGAAAGCCGTTAATTGAGCCCCTGTATTAGCCGTGCCGTCAGGGTTTCGCAAGGAACCAATCACTCGAAGCGCACTGGGTTCCGTTTTTTGCTTTTCGGGGATACCGAAATCAGTTGTATCAAAACGGCCTTTTTTTCGGGCCCGTATAGCATCTAATAGCTGCTTATTTAGGGGTTTAGCCCCCACAGTAGTTGTTTTACCATTGACCGTCGTGGTCGTAGGTAGTTGCATTTCACCAATAACCTGTTCCAGCTGCGCGGTTTCCGTAGCGTTCAGATACCCACCGCCATAAGCAGCTAAACGGTCTGCGTCTGAAACAAAAATGGTCTGTGCATCAAGCTTAGGTTGTGAATCCCTCGACGGAGTGGTTACTACGGTAAAGCCCTCATGTTTTGTAAGGTGCTCTATGTTCGGGTCAGACGCCAAAACGGACATTGTTTTGTCATCGCCCCTGTGGTAAAGGGTTATACGATCCGTCGACGGTGGTTTTATGGAGTCGTTCCCGGCCAGCGAAAAGTTATCGTCCGCCATAAGCTTATAGTACTTCGTGGTTCCCGCGAGAGCTTTCGCGGTGTCGCCGGTCTTTTTATTCAGGAATTGCTGCGGTTTTGGGACTCTAGCCGAAGACGTGGCTCGGTTTTTTGAGTCTTGCAGTGACATGGTTTCCGCACTTTGGAGAGCCATTAAATCTATTTTCATTTTCTCGTCACGTGTGTCTTTCTTACGTGTTCGATCCGTTGCAAGTTGGCTTGCCGCACGGGCGCCTATCTTGTCAAACAACTGCGTCTCGGTGGCCGCTTGTGCCAACCGCTGTGCTGCACTCATCTGTCTATCGCCGGGGGTAGCAAAGGCCAAGGCCGTGCCCGCCACGTCAAACAGCATCTGAGCTTGGTTCATGCGCCGTTCCTCTTCGATATCAGCTTCGTCGTAAGAGGGCGGCCCAATAATACTGTTGTATAAACCCTGTCGATCGTTAAACCTCTGGTGCAAAGGACTCAAGGCAGCACCGGGTACGGGGGGCATGGCGACACCGCCCGGAGCCATATACTGGACCGCGCCGCCTTGGTTAAAATTTACAGGAGCTGGACCCTCCGGCTCGCCCATATTGACCGTGGACATAATGCCACCGGCCAGCTCGCCTTCGATAGGCGCAGACATCGCGTCTTGCGCGAGGCCTCCGATGCCTTGATCGACTGCGGCCATCTGCAACACAGGTTGTATCAAAGTGAGTACCGACTCCGGGGTAGACTGTGCGTCTTCGGGGCCGACTATTTCTGCCAGCTCGGCATAACGAGCGTCCATTGGGAATTGATCACCGCGGATACTGTTAATGGCTGTTTCGTAGTCCTCGGCGTTGCTCAAGTCGTCTATCTGCTGGGAATACTGACCTAGCATACCCTCCAGAACAGCGGGGTCTATCCCCTTTGCCATTGCCGCTTGAGCCGCTTGGTCCATGTCGACGCCCGCCATCTCTGCTGGCGGCATACCGGGCATTGTTGGCGCGGGGCCTTGTGGTGCGACCATAGGGGCCATCCCACCGTCCTGCATTGGATAGGCTGGACCACCTTGGGCGAACATTTGACGCCCCATTACTTCTCTATTCATTAAAATAACCCCGCTTTTTGAGCGCCGGCGGCTGCGGACAACCCTGCTACGCCCAAGCCCAGAATTTGTTGGGCAGTTGAAGTGCTCGGAGTGGAGGCGGCTGTTATGGCCATCTGACTACTCGGGGCACCTTTGTAAATATCGGATAAGAACCCGACACGTTGATATGGTTCATAAAGTCGCGCCATTTCTGTTTGACGTTGTGCTTCCAGTTCAGCTTGCTGCTGGCCTTGCTGTTGCTTGCCCATGTCGAACACGAAGCCTGCATCTTTCTGCCCTAGGTTCTGGGCAAGTTCGCCAAGTGCACCTTGGCGTAGGCCCAATTGGCTCATAGCTTCACCCTGTGCCAGCCCAAGCTGCCCGTATGTATTTCCGAGAGCTCCGATACCTTCACCGATCCGGCCTTTCAGTTCTTGGCCCTGCATACCCAACGCACCCGCCTGTTGAGAACCTTGCATACCTAGCTGCGCTTGGTTTTGACCGAGCGAACCGGCTTGTCCTGCAAGTTGCCCGGCCAATTGCTCGACAGAGATGCCCATTTGAGCGGCCTGTTGTGCCATACTGGCCTGTTGCGCCGCTCCGGACATACCTAACTGTCCCATTTGTCCGCTTAGCTGGCCACTTAATTGAGCCGCCGACATACCTGTTTGTGTTTGAAGCTGCTGTAAATTCATGCCTGTTTGGGCAAGAGCTTGTGCGTTGGCCGCGGCCATCTGTTCGGCAGACATGCCTAACTGACCTGATATTTGAGCGGCATTTATACCCATTTGACCCCCGGCTTGGTAGCCTGCTTGGCCCATTTGAGCGGCGGACATACCTAACTGGGACCCTTGCTGTGCTGCCGTTAGTCCCGACTGAGCAATGAGCTGCTCCGCGGACATCCCGGTTGCGGCCTGCTGTTGAGTCAACTGACCCGCCAACTGCTCAACTGAAATACCCATTTGAGCGGCTTGCCCTGCCAACTGACCTTGTAACTGAGCACCCGTCATCCCAAGCTGCCCTGCCAACTGCTCGGCGGATTGAGATAAATTCCCGGCATTCATTGCGCCCGCTTGCGCCAACTGCTCGGCACTCATAGCTTGCTGACCCTGCTGTGAATAGGCAGATAAGCCTAACTGGCCCTGCTGTTGCGCAGTTTGAGCGGCTAATTGTTCGGCAGATAGTCCTAATTGACCTGCAGCGGTTGCTGCGGCAATACCAGATTGAGCACCTTGCGCACCAATAGCGCCAGTAAGCTGTGCGGCTTGCTGACTACGACCTTGTTGGGATTCAAAAGCTTGTTGAGCCCTTTGAGACGCGCTTTCAAAACCTTGCTGACGCATGCCAGCCGCCGTGCGACCTTGTTGCTCCAGAACATTTCGAGTCAACTCGCCCTGCGCAACGCCTTGGCGAGCCCCGCCAAAGGCGCCAGAGCTTACTGCTTGTGCGTCCAAACCAAGTTGTTGTATGTCCCCGGCACGTTGAACATCGGCTAACGCCTGCTGAACCGCCCCATCTTCGTACTGATTCATGTAAGAACCTGCACTGGCAGGATCATATGCGGCAGTCGTGCCCGCTAAACCTGCAATACCCTGTTGGGCCGTTTGTGTGCCAAATGCGCCTGCTTGTTGCAAAGCGCTCGCGGCTGTATTTGTGATTCCACGAGCACCTTGGACAGCACCTGCAGTTTGGTTGGCAGCGGCTTCATAAGCACCGATACCGCCCACACCTGACGCTTGTGCCGCGGCCCGTGCTGCGTCCGTCGAGGAGGCAATGTTTGAACCTGTTTGAGCGGCACCTAATCGAGCACCTAATCCAGCTTGCGCCGCAATATCCGCCCCACTAAGCCCCGCCTGTGCTAGTGCACCTGAACCGCCTGCGGCAGCATTTCGTGCTGCATTGATAGCCCCGGCTGTTCCGGCACCTGCTTGACCTGCTATGTTTCGTCCAGATAACGCGCCTTGCGCGGCAGCGTTTAGTCCGGTTTGTCCTGTGGCGGATTGCTGTGCTGCGAGCGCACTGGCAGCATTCATACCCGCCTGTGAGTTGGCGGCAGCATTTAAAGCCGCATCACCTGCTTGCGACGCTGAGCCTCGGCCCGCGGCACTGGATTCTGCTAAACTTTCACCCAGCGTTGTGCCAACACCGGTTTGTCCCGCCGCGGCCATCGCTTGTTGTGCTTGAGCCAACGCGGCGTCAGTACTCTGTTGTGCGGTGCCCACGACGCCCGGGATCTGTCCCGAGGCGTTATTTAAAGCGGCCTGTCCTGCACGGGCCTCGGCCCGTGCGCCAGCGGCAGCCGTTCCTAGGCCCTCGGTGGCTATTCCAGTAGCGGCGCCACCATAATTTACTGCGTTTTGTATGCCTTCTTGAGCGCCCTGCACTTGTCCTGCAACGCCGCCCGCGGCATCGCGCATTAAACCGCCCGCCTCGTCTTGGTACGCTTCCGCATTGGGCATGACACTGTTAATCGATTCGTAGGCGTCACCTAAAGTATAACCAGCTTCCTCTAAGTAAGGCTGATAACCACCTATACCCGCTTTCGCCATATCGATTGCAGTAAGCTGCATCCCCGACATTTCGGCGACCATATGCGCCGGTATCTGAATACCTTTGTCTGCAAGTTGTTTAGCCGAAGCTAAGAGGCCTAGCTTGGCTGCCTCAATCTCGGGGGATTCCCGTATAATCTGGGTTGATGTTTCAGCCATTACGCTATAGCCCTCCCACGGCTTTCAAGATTTCGCATGACAGAATACATGCTCTTGATACCGTTATCTAGGTTTCCTTTACCCAAGCCTCGTACTGCATCGGTGGTCATTACGAACTCACCGGGCATTAACATTGCTCGGACGCTGTCTTGTCCCGGAACACCTTCACTCGGTGCTACGCCGCCATTACGGCGCGGGTAGATAGGACCGCCGTCTGCCTTCTGCACATAAGGACGTGAGAAAGGACCGTCGGGGTCACTGGCAAGCAGGTAATCCGAGGGTGAAATGACGGACGGTTTAGTATACGTCATAGGGAAGTTGGTGGATACGCTGTAATCGGTATCATCGGACTCGGGCGCAACGTCTTCATATTCCCCGGTTTCTACGTTTAAACGAGAAGCCCCGAGGTCATGAACTAAATATTTAGAAGGGTCGGCAGCCAGAAGGTCAACACCTGTGACCACACTACCGTCGGCGTTAAGATCCAAGATCGACGCTCCACCCTCGTTGGGGTCGTCGAAGGCTCCTGTCGCGGCGCCGACGGCGGAAGCCGCCGCGAGGGAAGGCCCATACCGAGCAAGCAACCCGGGTTGCGTCCGTTGGAATGCGGCGTTAAAGCCCATTTCGGTAGGCCTTAGGCCTTGCGCCTTCATACTTGCCATGTAGGCGTTTTGCGACTTAGTTCCGGCGGCGAGTAATTCAGCTTTGCTTTGACCACCGCGGAACATGAAATTGCCTGCCTTATCGAGTACGGACTGCTCTATGTCCACGGGAGGCGTAAGGGTCTTAATGCCCGTAACGGGATCCACAGCAGGCGTAAGAGTCGTAGTCCCCGCAAGTGGGTCCACCAGCGGGTCCACAATAGGCGTAAGAGTCGTACCTTCACCACCTGTTACGACGGCTCCGTCAGGCGTGGTGGCTGTTCCCAAGGGTTCAACAGGAGCGGCGGGCCCCGTGCCCACAACAGGGGCCTCCGGAATTACTGCAGCAGAGTCCAATGGGGTGGGGCTTGCGCCTGCCGTTGCATTTACAATTTCTGCGGAGGCGGTTGGAACATAATCACTGAATAAGTTACCCTCGCCTTTCCAGCCCGCACCCGAAAAGCTCGAGTTAGCACCTTCCAGTGTTTGCCCAAAGCGGGCACCGGGGTCAGCGAAAGCTTCCCCCACGTCGCCGCCGGTAAGGCCGGTGGTTGCGGCGCCCATCGCGCCCGCAATAAGGGCGGACTTGAAGGCGTCCCCAAGATCACCGCCATTTATGAGCGTTCCGATACCAGAGCCCAACGCCGCACCGTAAATCGGTCCCAGCGGCGTCATAGCCAGTAGGATAGGCAGGACGATTGGAATAACTTTCTTGATAACCTTAGCAATACCCCTCAGGATCTTGGAAATGGCGCCAAACTCCATTAATCCCGTCTCAGGGTTAATACTGTTGGCGTCACTACCCACAACGTACTGTTCCGGGTCTTCGATGCCGTCCTCGAGTAATTGCTTTAAAATCTGTTCTTTTAGTTTGGGATTGCTTTCGAGAAGCGTTAGAGGGATAACAATTTCCCCCGTTTGTATGTGTGCAACACTGTCATCGCCAAAGCGACCGTGGCCCGCCATCTTTTTAGCAACCGCCGTGAACTGTGCCAAACCACCATCGCCGAATTCTTTCTTGGCTTCTTCCGCCTCAAGAGTTGAGATGTCTTCTTCCGACATGACAAAACCACCGATACCACCTTCCGGAACTTCTAGCTCCACGGAGGTGTCTATTTCGTCGTCAGTCTTGTCCTCGACAACGTCAGTCGCTTCAATGGTTACTTCCGGCTCTTTAACGATTACTTCAATCTTTTCTGCTAATGCTGTCATTATCCTGCTCCACCAGTAATACTTTCAGGCAAGGTCACCCGTATGATTGTACTTTGCTTCTCTTCGCCAGTCCACGAAGAACAGCAAATGATGATGTCCGTGCTAGAAGAGTCCCATCGGCTGCCGTCAGGCATTATTAAAATAGTCATGTTATCGTTACTGTGGTTTGACCCACGTCCCCCGTTGCTTGAGATCCTCTGACGTAGGGTAAGTTGGCCACTGTAATTCGTAACTCATCACCATACTGAAAAATACCGCCTAGCGGAAGATCATAGTTGTCTGTTTGCAGGTTCGGCAGTGTTAGCGCAGAGGCTTGCCAAGGTCCCGGATTGTTCACCTGTAGCAGAAACACTGAAAAGGCGCGCATTACCTCGGCTTGATAGCGTTGGTCATAGGCCTCAGGTGGAATTGGGAATAAAGGTTGTACTAGCCCCCTACTCATCGTCGGCCGTCCGGTCTTAAATCAACCCGCGGTGTGCCTAAACGCCATTCCACTCCAGTGTCTGAAGAATTAATCTTAAAAGCAAAAGACCGGCCCCGTAATCTAACAAAAACTTGGTCCGTAAATTGTTCAACCGGAACAGTTGCAGATCGGGTTACCGTGTTGCTTTGGGTACTAGTATACGCTGTCCCGGGGAATTGTCTTGCTTCTAATGTCATTGATACGGACGGTGAAGGCGAACTAGACCCGTCAAACGTGATATCTGGGATCAATTTGGTTAAAAAGACGAAATTGTCTCCTGCACCAATCGACATCTGACTACTTTCAATATAAGAAGCGATGGCCGCGGGTGGATTAGCACTCCCGTCATCTTGTCCAAATTCATGGTAGTACAAATACCCGTTTAAAGAGGCAGCAACAGGGTATTGCGCTATCCCGCGGTCCACCCAAACGGACCGGTCGAGGTTACCGTAGTACCACGCCTTCTCTTGGTAGTTGTAAATAACGTATTTGTCAATGGTTTCTGAACTTGCGGAGGGGTAAAACCACCATACTTCCGAAAAGCTAGAGTTTACGCCGCAGGTTACTTTTTCCGACTGAGAAAGGTTAAAGTCTCCAAAAACATAGGATCTTACCGAACAAGGTAATTTTTGCACCTGTCCTGAGTACAGGTAAAAGTCCTCGTCACCCATCCAAAACACCATGTCGTCTACAGCCACCGCTGAAAGCGGGCTGGCAATGGTGATGTTTTCAGATATTAAACTAATACCAAAGGTGAAAGGAGGGCCTAAGTACTGCATCGCGTGTAGCGAGCGGTCTGTGAACACAAGAATTTGCTGGCGTGTTTCAACCGCCATGATAATCTCGGAACCGGTACCAATACGTAGATCGCCTGCGGTGTTAGTAGCTTGCGCCGACCACGCTAAGGGGTTTTCTTGGTCTGAAAAACGGATCAAAAGAGGGTCTTGGACGCCAATATCATTCTGAGCATCGCACCCAAACACAATAACGTGCCTGTCGCGATCTGAAATTAAGACCTGTTTGGCTATCGTTGGCGTTGTGGAGTCAGCTCCCGCTAACGAGGAAAGCGCCACGGCCCGCTCAAAGGGAGCCGAGCTGGTTGATTTATCCCAATAGTAGATACCACCATTGCGGACGTTAATTATTAAATCTTCACCGAAGTTGTCGTTAGACCAGATACGCAGGATGTCGCCAACCACTGTAAGGCTAGAACCTGAGCCCCACGTGCCACGGCCCCACAATCCTGCTCCCCAACCTGTTCCGGAAACGGTTGTGTCCAAGCCCGTTACAATTTGGTATTCCCCTACAACAGAACCACCACCGTTCCCGGTGTCTGACCCGTTTGCTACGACCGGGACAGGGGTGTATTGCCCGTCGACGGTGATGCTGTCCGTCGTGCCCACTTCTCTGGCGACAATAGTGAAGGTGTCCGTGCTTGGAACGCCTACAATTTGGTATTCTTGGTTCAACACTACGGCAGTGATGACACCGCCTAATGACACAGCGCCTGAAAACGTAACGAAATCGTTCTCAGTAGCCCCGTGATCAGCGTCTGTTATGGTGAGAGTAGATGAGCCGTTGGCCGCGGAAAACGTGACGTCGCCCGCGGCAGTTACTTCGCGTATAGGGGTTATATCGGCATAGCCCCCGCCCTCCTCAATGTAATACTTGAGGTGAGTTCCGACACCTATGTAGCCGCTGCCGTCTAAAGCAACAAACGGGTGAAGTGCACGGGCTGTTCCTAAAAAGCTTTTGTTGGATAGTTTCTCCCATCCGCCTATCTTTTCAGGGGTGCCGAACCGGAATCTCACTTTGTCACAGTCGTACCAACCCCCTTCGTTTGAATACGAAGTGGTCTCTCGGTTTACTCCCGGTCGGAACTGTAACTTAGTAAGGGGCATAGCATCCTGTCACTAATTAAGTGGTTTCTTTAAAATCGTGACCTACTCGTTTACCACGGTAGTGGTTCAGAGGTAGGTGATACGGGAGGCGTGACAATTGAGTTGATCTGTCCTTCCACGGAAGCCTCTACATTAGACACCCCGTCTACACCCAGCTCGGCAGTAACCCACCCTAAAACAAGCGCTTCTGTTAGGCTCGCGTAAGGGACAAACGTAGGACCTTCTTGCACCGTAAAGGTCGAGTCTCCCATGGTCTCCGCAACATTGGTGCCGTCGGTACCGCTGCATAGCCAATTCGCATCGACAACGAAGTCCGGTTCGGGGGTCTGTAATACGGACATACTTTCAATTGTCCAAGTGTATGTGATAGCCATAGTTAGCTTCCTTCTAAGATTGTTAAACGAGCGGTTAGCTCTTGGATTGCTTTGACTAATACAGGTATTAGCGCCGCTTCTGCTACTTCTTGAGAACCGTCTTCACGGTCATCCCATAGTTTAAAACCGTCTTTGAGGCTATCGTCCGCCTCAATTGCCGATTTAACTTCTTGCGCTATAAACCCGTGGTTTGTTTGGGTATTTTTAAATACTTCCGTTGAGCCCTTTTTATAAGCACTAAAGGTTTCAGGCAGGTCGCCTAGCGTCTTGTATTTCCAAGTCCTTGGGCGTAGGGCATTTACAAAATCAAGCCCTGCTGTCGAGTCGGTAATGTCTTTTTTATACCTTATATCCGACACCGTAGACCATGTTGTACTACCGTGTGCTGCTCTAATGTCCGACCCGCTGTCCCCTAATGTGGTGTAGTTCGCGCTGCCTGACACATAGTACCCGAGTACCACCGCGTTACTGGTAGAGGTTGAGCCCGGCCTTGCGTAATAGCCTAGGCAGGTGTTGTAGCTTCCTGTTACTAGGTTGCTTGCGCCTGATCTACCTACTGACGTATTGTACTGTCCAGTAGTAAGACTCTGTAAGCACACCTCACCAACTGCTGTATTGTAATGCCCCGTGGTCAAGACCCCTAATGCGCCGTTGCCTACCGCTACCGCCCTAGTGGCAGTGGTGGCAGCATCCATAGCATCCCTCCCGATTGCTACATTGTAGAATCCTGTGGTGCTAAGCGCCATAGCGCGGTAGCCCACTGCTACGTTGCTATGCCCCGTGGTGTGGCTTTCTAAGGCATTTCTGCCAACCGCTATGTTGGCATAAGCAGTGGTGGCAAGTCTTGAGGCGTTCACGCCAATTGCTACGTTGTTATCACCTGTAGTGTTAACGTTTAATGCGAGATAGCCAACTGCGGTGTTGTTGGGGGCGGTAGTATTAGCACTTAACGCACCATAGCCAACTGCGGTGTTATTACTCGCTGTCGTGGCTGCGTCTAAAGCATAACACCCGAAGGCCGCGTTGTTATTGCCCGTAGTGTTCGCGCCCATAGCCAACGTACCGACTGCCGTGTTCTGAACGCCTGTCGTGTTAGCATTTAACGTGCTTCTGCCTACCCCTACGTTGTAATAGCCTGTAGTGTTGGTTTGCAGAGATATCGCGCCGACTGCTGTATTGTCAGTGCCCGTGGTATTGGCGGTTAGCGACTGTGCGCCCATTGCTACGTTGGAATAGCCTGTAGTGTTGGCCTGTAAAGATTGCGTTCCGATGGCTACGTTGCTAGCGCCCGTGGTGTTCGCGGCTAGCGCACCCGTGCCCGTGCCTACGTTGTAAGAACCTGTAGTGTTGGCCTGTAAAGATTGCGCTCCGATGGCTACGTTGTTAGCGCCCGTGGTGTTGACTAGTAACGCCTGAATACCGACTGCGGTGTTCTGAACACCTGTAGTGTTAGCAGATAACGAAAAGGTACCGATTGCTATGTTGCTAGAGCCAGTCGTGTTAGCGTCTAAGGAAAAATAGCCGAAGGCGGTATTATTAGCGCCGGTGGTGTTAGCGTCTAAGGCATAATACCCGGTTGCCGTGTTGCCCGCGCCTGTAGTGTTATCCGATAACGCGTTATAACCTATTGCGGTGTTGCCCGAAGCGGTAGTGTTGTCTTTTAACGCTCCGTAACCGAGGGCGGTGTTGTAATACCCGGTGGTGTTATCCGATAACGCGCTATAGCCGACGGCGACGTTGAAAGAAGCGGTGGTGTTGTCTTTTAACGCGTTCGTTCCGACGGCGACGTTGTTAGCGCCCACGGTGTTAGCGTTTAAAGCAGAATACCCGGTTGCGACGTTGTTAGAAGCGGTGGTGTTGGTTTTTAGCGCCTCATAGCCGCTTGCGGTGTTGTTAGTGCCCGTAGTGTTAGCACCTAAAGACAGATAGCCTGTTGCGGTGTTGTTACTACCTGTAGTGTTAGCACCTAGTGCGATATAACCCGTTGCTACGCTAGAACTGCCCGTGGTGTTAAGGCCCAAAGCCTGATGGCCTATTGCGACGTTGGCCGATGCGGTGGTGTTAGTGGTTAACGCCTGCGTACCGACGGCCGTGTTCGAACCGCCCGTAGTGTTGGCCGCTAAAGCAGAATACCCGGTTGCCGTGTTCGAACCGCCCGTGGTGGCCAAGGATAAAGCGTTGGAGCCGACGGCCGTGTTCTGCTGGGCCGTGGTGCTATCACGTAAAGCCTGATGGCCTATTGCGACGTTGTTGCCGCCGGTGGTGTTAGTCGAGAAAGCATTATAACCGCTTGCCGTGTTGGCATCGCCTGTGGTGGTAGCTGTTCCGGCGCCATCGCCTACCAGCGTGTTGTAGTTACCCCCCGAGGCAATGCTGGCACCCGCGTTAACACCTGCGCGGAAGTTGCTGGTGCCCGCGGTCAACGTGGTCAGGTCATCGCCAATGGAGAAATCCAAATCCGTGCCGCCCGTTATGTTGCCCTCGACGAGGACGGCAGCAAGCGTGTCTGTGCCTGCGGCAGAGTCTACATACGCCTTAATGGACTGTTGCGTAGCCAGCATAGTGGCGCTGTTAGACGCCATGTTGTCTTCGTCTTTAATGTCCGTGACGGTTACTGAGCCTGTGCCAGATAAAGCATCAAATTCAATAGTGCCGTCAACATCTAAGTCTCCCGTGACCGAGGCGTCTCCGCCTACAACAAGGGAGGAAGTCCCGGCTAGTATCAAATCGTCAGCAGACTGGTCCCAAAGTACGTAATTCCCCGAGGTGTCCCCAAAGAATTTAACGTCATGGCCCGTCCCATCAACACCCACGGTTACTGCGGCATCAATTTGAACCGCACCGTCTATGTCAACGGCGTCTAAATTAGTAATCCCGTCTATGTCAACGTTGCCCGAGATGTCTAGCGAGGCTGCAATTATTTCGCCACTGGCATTAATTGCGCCATTAATATCAACCGTAGTGGCAGCTATCTGAATTTCAGTGTCTGCGACAATGTCGAGCTGACCGTCAACGCTGGAGTTAATGTAGATAGCAGAATCGCGAAACTGCACTTTCTGTGCAGTGTCCATGCTGATGTCGGTGCTTCCCGAGGTATTGCCGATGGCAAGAACTTCTGAAAGTGTGTCAACCGTGTCGACTTGAGCGTCAACGTAAGCCTTAATAGACTGTTGGGTGGCAAGCGCCGTGGCGCTATCAGAAGCCATGTTGTCTTCGTCTTTAATGTCCGTTACTGCTACTGAGCCAGTACCCGATAAAGCATCAAATTCAATCGTGCCGTCGACATCTAAGTCTCCAGTGACAGCGGCGTCGCCGCCAACAGCAAGAGAGGAAGTCCCGGCTAGTATCAAATCATCAGCAGACTGGTCCCAGAGAACATAGTTGCCAGAGGTGTCTCCGAAGAACTTAACGTCATGACCTGTCCCGTCAACACCCACTGTAACGTCACCCGTTACGTCCAAGGTTCCCGTTATATCAACAGCGCCGTCTATATCAACAGCGTCTAAATTAGTAATTCCGTCGATGTCGACGTTGCCAGAAATATCTAGCGAAGCCGCAATGATCTCACCGCTGGCGTTAATAGCGCCGTTAATGTCAATCGTAGTGGCCGCAATTTGAATCTCAGTGTCGGCAACAATGTCTAGCTGCCCGTCAACACTGGAGTTTATGTAGATGGCGGAATCGCGAAACTGAACTTTCTGTGCCGCGTCCATATCAATATCGGAGCTGCCTGAAGTGTTACCAATGGCAAGAACTTCTGAAAGCGTATCAACGGTAGCTACTTGGGAGTCAACATAGGCCTTAATAGATTGCTGAGTGGCAAGCTTGACGGCGGAGTTACTCGCCATGTTGTCTTCGTCTTTTATCCCGGTGACGGTCGCGCCGTCACCTGCAATATTAACACTGGTGTTTGCAACAACAGTAGTACCTGTGACAGCCGCAGCGGTTGAACCACCTATTACAGTGGCATCTATTGTGCCGCCATTAATGTCAGCCGTCGTTGCAACAATCCCGTCAACCTTCAAGTTGGCGTTGATGTTTGCTACGGTCGCGCCTGTTCCAGTGCCGCTAAACTTAACCGCCACGTCAGTGCCCGCCGCGATCTCAAGATCGTTGCTTGCGCTATAAGTACCTTGGAAAAGGAAGATAGACTGACTGGCCGAAAGGCTGTTCCGGATAAAGCATATTTTTTCAGCGTCGTTTGGAATCAATTCCACATAAGCCGACGCGCCTAAATTCCCACCGTCGTCAAATTCGATCCATTTATTACGTCCTGTAGACGAGGAACCGTTAGTGATGGCAATTTGGTTGGGAGAGCCTGACGAACCCGCGGAGGTGAGCGTTATTGTAACGACGCCGTTAATGGCCTCATCTAATATATTAGAGTTTTCGTTGACGGTATCGCCCCACGCTCCCGACTGTTCACCGGTGGCCGGCTTTTCAATACCGAGGTTGACTGTATAGGTACTGGGCATTTTTAATTCCTCACGCTGCTATTTTTGTCCAAAAGGCACTCTGGGTTGGCACTTCCTCCGACCACGTTGGCGATTGACTTGGTGTTATCTGAGTATAGTTCGGATTCTGGTCCGGCACAATACGTCCGTAAACAAGGGCTTGTCCAACGCTACTCGTTGAAGTTACCCCAACCACGTTAACGACAACGGAGGTCATTACGCTATACGAATAATCGCATTGCTCGCATCCGCGGTAGGGAACACAACTGTGAAGTCCCCGGCTGTTGCGATCTTGTCTGCACCAAAATCCAATACGATTACCGCAGGATTGGTGAGAGAGATAGAAGTGGTATTAGGAGTGGTGTTGTAAACTAGCGCACCACGGGCCGTGATCGTAGCACTTGTCCACGTTTCATCAGCAAAATCCGTCAACGCGGTAGTACCCGACGCCGTAGGATCAACGGGGGTTAATGTCCCGCCGCCCGCGGTATAATTAGTACCACTAGTTTCATTAGTTGCCGAATACGCAGTCGTCGCCGCAGTTAGCGTCGCAGAGCTCGTATAAAGCGCAATTTTAAATGTATCGCCGCTAGAAGCGTCGAAGTCGTGGGCACCATACAGCAATTCTTTCTTAAAGCTGGTGCACATGTAGTTTCCGGAAAAGGCCATGGTCACAGTCTCCTTATAAGTTTAGCAAGGTCTGTCTGGCCTGCGTCGGTTAAAGCGTTACACACCGTCGTTCTATCAGACTTGACAGCTTCTCGCATGTAAAATTCTAGTGTTTTTAGTAGCTGCCCACGAAAAGCGTGAGCTTGTGCCCTAATAGCAGGGTTTGCGTCATCAGATATCGCGATAATCTTATTCGCGCATCTCTCCGCAATTTCCTCTGGAGTAAATCCTCGTCCACGAGTGGTGTGTACGTCCACCTTCATTACAGGTAATGCCTCTATAGCCGGGGCGCTCACTGTTTAGGCCTTATTATTTGCCCGGTGCGGTACTCATCCGTTACTTCTTTAGACTCACCGAACATCTTCATGCCCGTAATAGCCTCCGCGAAACGTTTCTCATACATAGCCATCATATCAGGTTCCCCTTTCATGAAAATGTACGCTTCCATCAAGCAACCGTACAACAAAGCAATCTCAGCGTTTGTGCTTAGCCATGTTGTGCCGCTTTCCGCACCGGCAGTCAAGCTGTCCGGGCGGTAGAAATAGTGTAATTCTACCGCATACGCGCCATCCGGGGTAGGGCCTAGAATAAAGTTATCTACGTCAAAAACCGCATAAAACCTAGGATCACCCGTAGTAGCGGACTTTGGGTTAAAGGTTTGGACAAAATCCGGGTCTTTAAACTGTAAAAACACGTGATTACTGCTCGAATCAACAAAAGATAGCGAATAAGGGGCTAAAAAGTCGCTTGGAGCAGCCAAAAAACGGTTACTCGCGGCCATTGCGCCACTTACATTCTTCCTAAACAGGCTTAATTGGACAGTTTTGAGGATTCTTTCCTCTGCCTGAGTAATAAAGATAGGCAGATTGTTCACGAAAGTCGTTTCATCGTTCTCCGTGTAGTCCTGAATAGCTTGTTTTAACTGCGCATACGTAAAGCTCATGTAGTCACCGTTACCGTTCCGGCTTGTCCGAAGCCCTGTACAGGCCTAAGATTAGGTGCAACCACTAAAGGCAGCCCCACATAAACGTCTAAAGGCTCTACGCGATCAGGACGGGCGTTTTGAAGGGCTTGAGGGTCAACTACCTTACGAAACGGTCCCAACTGGGGCTGTTTCGGCTCATATTCGTCTGGACCAACCAAAAGGCCGTTCCACTCTTTCTTCATTAACCGGTAAGGGTAGCGAAAACCAGATCGGTCTGATATAGCCCATGCTTCTTTTCCGGCAGCGAACTTACTCATCAGCTGTTCCTGTAATAACTAAAGTTAGGCGCAACGTTAAAGGACGAGCGGTCTCGATCCTCTATGGCAGCTCGTTCAAACTCCTCTTCGTATGCGGCTTTCAGCATCTGAACACGGTTTGGAGCGCGTTTTAGCGCAATATAATACGCTAAACCTGCAGCTAAACAGGGATAAAACCTAAAAGGCATGTCCATGGTGTTAGTGTAGGTGTCCGCGTCGTCCATGCGCGTTAAAGCGTTGTAATAAACAACGTCAGTGCTGTTATCCGGTACGGGCCACAGCTTTAAATTAGGGGAGACCTGTCTGTCCAAGAAAAACTGGTTGACACGGCCTTGGGTAGTCTTGTTGGGGATGGTCAAAAAACCGTCACGGCTCAACCTTAACAAAGAATAGTCGGTATTGTTTCGTTGGACTACTACAGATAGGACGTCAATGACGTCGGTGCCTATGGAATACTCACCTGTCCCGGCGACCATTGCAAGAGTGCGCTGCTTGATAGTCCATTGGTTGAGACCACGGTTAGCCCAATCTGCCAGCAAAAGGTTCAAAGACCTTTTAGCTGATTTCATGTCGTAACCCGTCCGAACTTCCAGACCACACCGCTCAAACGCCTCTTCGACATACTCGGCGACGTCTAGCTCAAAATCTTTGCTTGCGGAGGTAGTCATAAGGCGTTCCTTACTGCATTATATTCGGCATAATAGAGGTATAATAGCCTTTTTAATCCCGCTTGTCTGCAGCTTGTTGCAACTTACGAAAGTATGAGTTAGGTCACCCCAATAATTTATGCACCAAGGGGGCTACTACTATTAACACGGCTAGTCCCCATATTTTAATGTCCAAGGCCCTCAAAGCAAGCTTCTGCTCACCTAACCTTTCATCAATTCGTTGGTAGCGTAGGGTGCATTCGGCTTCATGCTTTTCCAGCTTCGACAATACGGTCGTCATTCTCATCGCGTCCTCTTCGCGCCAAGATTTCTCCTTTTTAGGCGCTTTAGCTGCAAGGGGCGAGGTTGTAGACATGTCCATACGCGCCTTAGTTATAAAAAACAGTGACACTTGTCACATTAGTTAGTACGGCGTAACAGCCTTCGTCGAACAACATCCCTTCATCGGGGATATAAATACTGTCGTCAGTGGCGTTAACAAAAGCCATTGTCAATAAGGTCGTTCCACCGGAACCACCATTCTTAAGAACCAGAGTCGGAGATGTCCCCGCTTGGTAATGGATTGCTTTTATCCTAGACCGACCCGCGAAAACACTCCCGGAGGCGGTCAGATAGGTTGCTTTTACATCAGATGCCATGACGTTTACCCTTTTTAACTGTAAAAAATAGTAACCGACGTACAGGCGGTATAGGTCGAGATGAAGATATCTGAAACTCGGATACCATCACCCGGAATGTTAACCGAGTGTGTCGTGGATACATTTAAGTCCATATCCAGAATCACAGCTCCACCGTCGCCATCACTAAAAGTAAGGCGGGGCGTCCCCGTAGTCGTCTTTATTTGGAGTTGCCTAATACGAGCAGGGCCGACAGCTGCCGATCCTGCCCCTGTTAGACGTGTTGATCTTACATCAGAGCCTGACATTAGATACTCCCCTGCTACTACGAGTCAGCGAAAGGCGTAACTAGCGTACCAGAACCCAACGTAATGCCTGTTACAGCGTATTTTGCTGAAGCGATAGCCGTTACGGTGATGGTAGAACCGGCAAGACCGCCTTTAGTGGTACCGTTTAAAGTGATGACGTCATTCGCCGCACCAGATATAAACGTTTTACCAGTAGCGTTAGTAACACCGGTATAAAGACCACCAACAAACTTGTCAGTACCGTCTGTCTTAATATCTAAGTCAGTAGCGGTTGTTTCAATAAAAAAGCTAAAAGAAGCGCCAATATTGTTTGCCTGATCAGGGGCAGTTGGGTCATTGGGGGCTGTGGCCACAATAGTAGGTAGTGTGATCTTACAGTCAGCGTCGTTTACACGAAGCATTCGTCCTGCAAAACCTTGTACCGTTAGAGTGTCATCAGCCGTGATGTTGATATCGTTGCCAGACCCTGCGGAAATGAATCCACCTAGAGATTTGACGGGACCTGAAAAGGTTGTAGCGCCCATAATACTTTCCTCACATGCGAGTTTAAGGGGAATCTGTCTGCATATCGTCAGTCGGGTCTGTCAGATTCACCGGAATATTTCCCGATTGGTTCAAGATAACATTGTACCTTTTCCCTGTCAATATTAAGATAAAAAAAGGGGGCCGAAGCCCCCTTTCTTATACAACGCGTTTCCGTGAGGTTACGCAGCGCCGGGAGTACCGTAAACACAACGCCAATCGGATACACCGAAAGAGTAACGTTCACGTGCTTTAAAGCGCATGTTGCCGGTGTCAAAATCCCCTTCCATTGCCGTTTTAATGGCTGAACGGTTGAAGAATTTGAAGCCGTTTGGTGCGTCAGTCTTAATGAAGAAAGCATCTGTGTCAGTGAGGAAGTGATTTACCACCGCACCGTCAGGGAGCATTCCCATAGACTTCATTGCATTATTATCGTTATCCGCAGTACCAGAGCGCAGGTTCGAGTTGATAACTCGCTCTGCGATGAACTGAAGCTCTTTAGGTATAATAAGCTTCATGCCGCGAACTGCGATTTTGAGGCCACGTTCATCTGTCATACCAGCAACGTCAATCAACATCTGCTCCAACGAAGTTTCGTTGAGGTCGGCAGCAACTGCCAAGACATTGGTTTGGTTACCAGAAAGAGACGGATGAGCCGCAGAACAAAGTGCTGCACCATCGCCAATCGCATTAACACCTGTCGCGAACGCATTGTTCAGGATAGCTGCTGCTTTGATTTGCTTAGTCTGGGCCATAGAGCGGGCCAGAGCTTTGGTGTAGCGCGATGCAAGACGATCATACAGATTGTCTTCCACTGCTTCCTCAGTAATTGAGAACGCAAGCGCAATGGTTTCGTGAGTGTAACGAGCGGTGTACGTCTCTTGAGCGTCGTCAAAACTGATGGATTGACCTTCATTTTTAACAGGTGCTGTTGAGAAACCACCAAGCATTACTTCCTCTTCAAAGGCTCTGTCCGAAGACTCTTCCTCAAAGATTTCAGCATGCTCATTTTCGTAGCGATTAAATTCAAGTCCGAACAAGGCGTTTAGGCCGGGTTCAAGCTCTTTCGCTAGTTGTGCGCGAGAAATTGCCATGGTCTAACCCTCCTATAGGCCTAACGATGTCGCAGTAGTCTGCGAATCGAAGCGGCTTGTGTTGGAATTGTAATGAGCGTTGATACGAACGATTAGCGGGATACCAGCGGCTGCGAAGTCGGTGTTTCCTGCGTCGTCCTGTATGCCTACAATACGCAACGGCAAAGTTGCCGTAACTGCAATTGTGGACACGCCCAAGGCGGATGTTGAGTTACCTATACTCGAGCCAGCTCGAGCGGAAGTTCCCAACGATGCGTTCGAGAACACTGCTGCTTGTGCCGTAGCACGATCAGTCAGTGAAGCGTCAGACGCGACTTTAAACAACTGGTTGGGGTCGTCAGCAACGAAAGCTTTTACAGGATGATTAGTATCCACGCTTACAGAGCCAGAACCGGGCCAGTAGCTTACCCAAGTTGGTTTCTTTGAAACCGAGTCAACGTATTCTACGCCCATCAGGACACCAAGTGCAGGCGTTGTGCCGCCTGCTGTGCTACCAGCCTGATCAATGGTTCCCGCGGCAAGCGGTACACATATAGCATACTGATAAATCACATTGGTGTTGTTGGAAGCGATTTCATACTGAGTTACCCCAGTAGAATTAGTACCGCTGCCAACTAACCCAATAGGGCGAAGACCGTAGGCAGTATTTAGATTTGCCATTGTAGTTTTCTCCTAAAAGAGGCAGCCCTTTTATTTTTGTGGGCCGCCGAAAGTTACACGAGTTTGACGGTCAGGTTTGCTGATCGTCATCGATGAATGTGCATTCTCTCTCATCATGTCGTGATCCACTGCGTCCATCTGGTCTTTACTTCGACCCGCGAAGTAATTAGTCCTTTCGTTCACAGTTTCGACCGGAATCCGAGCGAGAAGCAATCCGCCAACTCCAAAAACACCTTCATATTTACCTGTTTCTATCGTAGGGCTTTCAAAGTCTGGGTACTCGTCCTTTCGGACCAGCTCATAACCTTCCCTTAATTTAGCACTGATGTTCTTCGTATCATCAAAACCACGCGTTTCGGCGCGAATCCAACGATGCTTAAAGCCATCGGGGGCAGGTGGTGCATCTAGCATAGACGGGGGAGCCCAAGGCTTACGAACAGCCTGTTTGTCCCGAGTTTGGTTAGCGCGAGAAGTACGGTTCATAGCCGAACTACCTTTCTGATTGTCTTGTTCAGTCATTTTCTTTTACTCCTTCACGTATTTCGCATATTCTTCAAGCGGCACACCCAATTTTTTCGCAATTGCGACTTGGCTCGGGGTGAGTCGAACCTTTCTCCCACTACTGCGCCCAGATGGTGTTCTTGAAGCGCCAACGACTGTCTGAGCGGGCCGTCTGTTGGTGCCGTTTGCGCCGTTCCCGAACTTGTCCAGAATACGGCGATCTAGTTCAGTATAGTATTCTTCGCCGCTCGGGTCAAACCCTTCGTCTTCAACTAATTTCTTGTGTAACCCAAAGGCTGCATATGTCATTGCTTGGTCTGAGCCAAACCAACTATTGCGCACGGCCCAAGCCTCTGCTTTAGGGTCGGGTCTTTTCGGCTGTTGCGCAGGCATTGGCTGGCGAGCTTGGTGCTGTTGCGCGGCCTCTTCCTGCTGTTGTGCCGCTTGCGCCTGCTGTTGCTGACGCTGCGTTTGCAGCTTTGCCTGCTCAGCACGGTCCTGCTGGATGGCTAAACTGGTAAGAGCGCGTTGCGCCTCAACAGTTGCTTGGCTGTCCCCTAACTCAATGGCGCGAGTTAGGCTGGCTTCCGCTTGGGATATCTGTGTGTTAACGCGGTTGCTATACTCCGCGACATAGCTGGTGTCTAAGCTAGACATCCGTTGTTTTAGGTTGTTCGATTCGCCTTGAACCGCTTGAGCATACTTAATAGCTTCTTGCTCACGGCGCTCCGCTTCTCGCATTTTTTTCGTAAGACGGCTAATGCGCTTTTGCGTGGAATTCTCAGCTTTGGAAAACTGATCTTCCGCGTCAGTAGAACTTTCTTCTTCGGCCCCGGGACTTTCCGTAACCTCGATTTCTACTTCTTCCGCATCGCCGACGTCTAGTTCGACAGTATTGTTGTCAGACATATAACTCTCCTTAATTTAATTGATGAATGTCTTCGGGGTCCAAAATGGTCGACAGTATCTCGTCGTCATTAAGTATTCGGACTTCTCCCCCGTCTATCTGGAAGCGCGAACCCGCATAACGGGCAAACATAACCCACTGCTTTTCTTCGCACCATGCTCCAGTTGGGAATTTGTCGGTGTCTTTGTAGGCCAGAGGGCCCACTTTAAGTACATAACCGACTTGGGTAGAGATTTGGCTTTTTTCCACCGTTTCAGTTGGTAGAAAAATACCGCCCGCGGTTTGGCCTTTGCCTTGGTAGGGTAAGATCAAAATCCGCCAGCCCGTAGGGTTAGGCATCCTGTCTAAGAGAGTTTTCCCGATAGAGTCGGGATTAAGGCGTGGTTTCGCCACGTAAGCGTCGGCAAGACTTTGTGCTTGTTCTTTTTCCTTTTCCGCAGCTTCTTTTGCTTTGGTGCTGGCCCTTACTTCGTTAGCAAGCTCCTTTGCGGTTTTCTTGTAAACCACTTTGGTAGGGGTGGCAGCTATTTTCAAGTCAAATTTCTGTTCTTCTTCGCTAATCATAATGATTGCTCCTGTTTATCTAGCAGGCTCTTGAGTTCCTGTTCCACGTGAGCAAGGGTTTCTAAATTACCCATTAACCCACGATATTGTTCCATTGACTTTACGTTTCCGTAAATCATCTGGTCTATTACACCTTGCCGCCTGTCTCTCACGATTCTAAAAACGGCTTCGGCCACATGAATTTCGTCCATCTACTCCTCGCATATAATCAAACATTGTTGGATATAATCGTATCACAACTCATATGGGAGGGGCTAGAACAAAATAAAGAAATATGCGATGTTTTCTATTTAAGCTTCAGGGCGCGTAGTCGGCCCGTGGTAACCTTAGACAGTAACCCGCGCATCCCGAATTTAACCACATACACACCAATAACTAGGTACTGGTACCAGTCGGGCATGGCGGAAAAGGATTCAAAGGCGGAGGTGACTTCGTCTTGATACCCTACAAAAGAGGCAGCAATAGGGATCAACAGTAAACCAATCATTACCTCATCAAGGTAGGACTTGTTCATCTGCTGCATGGCGACAAGGTCTAAATTAAAGTCTTGCGTCTGTCCGCTATCCGCCAACTTGTGCGCGGCTATGGCGCCGGCCACTTTAACGTCGGCCTCGGCTTCAATCATTACAATAGCTGCGGCGGATTTCGCCATCGCAACCTGATTCCTACCCTCAAGGTAAGTGCTACCTAAATTGACAATAGGACGTAAAAAACTAATAAACGGGTTCATATCTCACCTTAATTCAAAATGCGGGTAATCCTGCCATGACTTCCACAGGCCACCCCACTTCAACGGATGACCCAATTGCGCTGCGGCCTGTAGCATAGCTGCGGCCACAAGCGCGAGGTCTAATTTATCCCAAGAGGCTTTCCCGTCAACGTAAGCGTACACATCGAGTGCTTTGCCTGATTGATGGTAGGACACGTGGTTAACGCCGTCTTTTTTTGAAGCACCCTCTTCAAACAACCGGGCTTGCGTTTCGGCGGTTCGCAAGCCACCCGTGCTAGGGATACCAAAATCAACATTAGACAGGGTAAGGGCCAGCTCAACAATTTCAGTGAGTCTGGCGTCTACGCCGGTTACGTTCTTTTTGCTATTTTTACTTAGGCTAAACAATACTTAGCCACCCCCGGCTAATGTCGCTATCCCGCCTTCCTCGGGAGGAGGTCGGTCAAAGGGGTTTGGATTCGCAGGCGGTCCTGCAGGGGGACTCCATGCGTAGTCAGTAGCGGCGTTCGAAGAAGTGTCGCCTCCCTTCTGCGGACCTAGGTCCCCGACGGTTTCCCACGGGGTTACGGGGAGCCCGGGTAGGCCGCCTTCACTTCCGGGGACAAAACCGCCCCCGAAGCTGCCGCCTAGTGGGCCTCCACCTCCGCCATAAACGTCGAAAAAAGGGTTTTCAAAATCCCACCCGTTTTCTTCGGTTTCCGCCATGAACTGATTTACCCTCTCTTGTTCGGAACGGCTAAGTCCCCCGGAGTTAACTCCGTGCTCGTTGTAACCCTCGGCATCATAGGTGCCGCCAGTTTGGCCTCCACCGAAAGAAAAACGCCCAAAGCCGCGATCATAACCGATGGCGGTGTTGCCCTCAGGGTCCCCGTTATAGTAGGGCCCCTCCTGCGTAAGCACATCCCCATAGCTCCCGGGTGGATCGTTGTAGTTCGGAAGAGTCGAGAAATCAAACCCTTCCATACTAGCACCGGGACTGTTCCTGAGGTTGTCTCCGGGCTGTCCCGGGGAAACTTCGGGCTGTCCCGGGGAAACTTGTGGTGGTACGGGGGGAACTTGCGGTAGTCCCTGCGGGGCTGGCGCGGGAGGTCCCTCGTCTAAGCCTAGGTCATTAACAGCACCCGGATCAAAGTTTATGTTATCAAAATTAAGATACATTAGTACACCCCATCAAACCGCTGCGGTCTCGCTATAGGGCTAAAGCTTTTAATCGCTCCCGCCTTTGGCTTTTTAACCACCTTACGCTTAGTTTTATTTTTAGGACACTTTTTCAAAAGCACCTTAGTAACCCATGTGGTAACAGCCTTGAGTCGCGGCACCCGTGCCACGTGTCTTTACTTTACGAGACGTGTTATCAAAATCCGTAAGACCACCAGCGCAGGGCGCCGGAGCTGTTTTTCCATAAGGAACACGGCCTTGGCCTTTAATGTCGGCGTAGCCAACCGCCTTTGGTGTCTTGCCGGGCGCAGACCCGTTTACTTTTATTTTACGATCTTTCATTATGAATCTCCTCGATCCTGTTGTTTAACAAGTTCTCTATCCATCGCGGCTTGGATACGAGCTGATGTTTGTCTTTCTTGTGCCGCGATCCGCTCACCGAATTGTTCAGAGCGCATTGCTTGGTTCTGTTCGTCTAGCTGAAGCTTAGCTTGATCAATCTGGTTGTCAGCTGCGTCTCCTTCTGCCTTAACTTGAATCTCTTTCTCTTTCAATTCAACTAAAGGATCAGGAGCACCCGCACCAGATAGTTCACTCGATAAGTCCTTCACACCTTGTAGGCCTTCCGCAATAAACTGTGCTGTCAGTCTCTCGACTTCTAGCATCTGTTCTTCGTCGGCGGGTTTACCACCCGATTGATTAACCTGCTGCAAGTATGCCACGGCCGCTTTTTCTCGTGCTCCAATTTGTACGTGTTCCATAACATGTTTTTGAACCGTCATCGCCACTGGAGGCATTCCGCCCACAATAGGACTGACGCCAAAAATCAAGTGCGCCTTAATATGCGCCTCGTGATCCTGACCTTCAAAGGCTTTCAACGGCAACATGTCTAACGCATTTATGTTCTCTTGCGCGGGATCAATAGGTACGGGGTCTTCCACCGGCACCGACTTCATTATACGATCCACGTCCGCAACACCCAACGCCTCATACATATCACGGTAAACTTCGTGAATGTTATGTATTTCGGGCGCTTGTGCCGCGAGCTGCATTTTAGTCTGAGCCAACATAATACGCTGTGCTTGACTAAACACATTAGGATTACTAACCGGGATAACGTCTACGCGGTCATCAAAATCCTCACGCATGATCGTTTCATCACCGCCGGGAACCGAATACGGATACTCCTGCGGCAAACTCTCCGACATCACTCGTGCTAGAATTTTAAATTCTTGACGCATAGCATAATGCAAACGCTTATGGACCGCGCTCATTACTCGTGCGCCTTGTTCCATCATCGCCATCGTCGTACCAACGGCGCCCTGCTGATTACCGTCCCCTACTTTAAGATCAGTGATCGTGGCAAACCGTTGTGCGGCATCGACCACAAAGCCCAGTAGCTGGAACAATGTTTGATCAGGACCCTTAAAGGGTAAAGGCATAAGGCTGTCGCGAATTGCACCGCCGGGCGCATCCACATCTCGGAACTCTCCGGGTTGTAGCGGCTCGTCGTCATCCCTGATCCGTAGTCCGCGGGCCTTGAAACCAGCGGGTAGGTTAGAGAGCGTTCCTGCATCGATCAACTGTCGAAGTGCAGACGTCGCCGTTCGGGATAAACCACCAATAGTGTGGATCAAGCCTAGACCGTAGAAGCCGAAGCCCGGTAAAAACTTGTAGTGTGTGAAATAACTGATCTTCTTACGGAGGATGTCCTCTTCGAGATAGTTGCGACGAATAGACAAAACCTGTCCGTTGTCCTCGGAAATAGTGACAATATAGGGGATTTTAATTCCCGTAAACTCGTCTTCCGCGTCAATATCTTCGTAGCCTTCAAGGTCCAAATCAACATGACACTCTAATATAGTGCAGTCATAATCAATCTGGTTGGGGTCAATTCCTTCAATACGGTCCATCTCACCCGTGAGCGAAGTCAATTCCTTCTGTGCCGGAATAACTTCAACATCTAAGTACAGTCCCGCTACCTGTCGTTTACGCAAATCGTTTAACGACATGCGAACCACTTGGGTAATGTTAGGACATGTAGCGAGGTCCGCGGTCTCATACGGAACAACTAAGTTCTCCGCAGGAACGAACTTAGACACCGCTCGGTCGAGCGTGTCATCGTAATAGGTCTTTTTAAAAGTAGAACCAGCTAACGGCAAGAAGAACAACATCTGATCCATGTCAGGCGTGTACTCTTCCATCACGTTAGTAATGTAGTAGTTCATGAACTGTTTAACGCGGTGCGCTTGCTGTGTCTTGGCAGACGTGTTCTTTCCCATAACGACAGTCCGAACAGGACCCGACGCAGGAAGTAATTCATTAAACGCTTGTGCTTGGAATTGAGTTGCGGCTTCTGCCAATAGAGGATGAGTAACACCCGAGGCTCCACGGAAAGGCTGTGTGCGCTCTTCGTGACTAAACCCCAATAGCTCGAGGCCGTCGGAATACGCTTCTTCCCAATCTTGGCGACTGGCTTTGTTAGCATCAAACTCGCCCAACAGCTCAGAGGATATCCTCTGTAGCTCACGATCCGGAATCTCTTCCGCAAGGTTAGCCTCAAACTCAAGGCTCTCTCCCCGTTGATCGGTAGGATCAAAATCAATAACTACACCACCGTCGTCTTCGGTGGTGATCTCAATGCCTTCGGGTTCGTCCGCCCCAAGCATTGCCATAACGTCGTTTTGTGAAGAAGGGAGTTCTAGCTCGACCTCAGCTGACATGTCTTCCATGTTCATCTGAGATGGAATGTTCCTATCCATCAACCCCGCATTTGTTTTCCCGTTTGCCATGGACGCTCCTAAAATTTGTGGTCTTTTACGAAATGACCGGATTTTTCTCGAGGGAAGTATACATCAGGACCCTCCTTGGGACTGCGGAAATTTTTACGCCACTTCGGGTTTGCCGCCGGGGCTTCGCGTTCTTCCGGTGTCCTGCCTAGAATTACATTCAACTGATCGAAAATACGCTTATCAACCATTTCGGTTAGTTGCGCCGTAGAAGCACCAATGCCCGCTTTCTTAAACAAGCTGATCCCTACCGCATTGTTGCGCGTGTCCATTACCTTATGCTGGGAATTACCGAACGGGGTTAACACGTCTTTATATTCGTTTAGGTTACCAATCGACGACGCTGTCTCGGGACCATAGGCACTGGCCGCCATCGCGGATGCCAACATGTGGCCCCGTGCGTCTTCTAATTCTTGTGCCTTCGGTAGATCAGAGCGCGGAACGCCCATGCGGTGCTTCCCCGCTAAAGGCGCAATGCCCCTGCTACCATCCTCCAACCGGTCGACGGGATAACCATAGTCATCGGCCAACGACTCAAAGAACGTCTGACCCTCTGGGTAATATTCGTCACGGTTTGGCGTGTTGGTACGACCCGACTTGCGGATCTCGTCCGAAGGGAAGCCCTCTGCGTCAGACACCATCGACATAAACTGATCAGCTAAAAAGGACCCGACACCTTGCTCGGAATAATCAGGCTCCTCAAAGCCCTCTTGATACTCCTCGACGGACGGGTCTAAAACAACAGTGGCTCCGCCGTTCTCGTAATAAGAGACAAAGCCGCCTGCTCCAAGATTCACTGCATTGTTGTTCATACGCAGGCTTTCCCTTCTATACGGTTAATAATACACTCGTACTTTAGCAGAAATTTCATCATCTTCACAGTCATCTGAGGGCAACCGAACGAAATTACCTTGCCGATAACGCATGAGCGCCTGAGTCATACTATCCACCAAGTCATCAAACTCTCCATTAGGGAAGGCCGCAACCTCTTCTACCAACTCGTCCGCCCAAGTCTCGTCAGGTACCCAAACCATACCCGCTTCAAACAAAGGTGACACACTGTGCACCCTCGTTAACTTGTCGTTACCACGACTCGGAGTGAAATTTACAACCGGGATACCCTGCGCACGTAATTCTTGTGTCAAGGGGGTACCGCTCGCCTTCGCCTCAATAATAACCGTATCCGGCTCCCAAAAATTATACAACTCCAATGCCTTTTCCTTCAACTCAGGAAAATCCCACCGTCCCTTTTTACTATCTAATAAAATTAAATTGGGTCCACTCCCACCCTCATTAGGATAAAATACCCCCCACGTCGTTATCGCACTAAAGTCTGCCGTCTCCTTCTTGGAGAAAGCCGTGTCGTAACTCTGAATCACAAATTCTAACTGGGGTACCTTTGGGTTATCCCACACACGCCACCACTCACGCTTAATGATCGCATTCTCCTCGCCCGTAGGATTCTGCTGATACTGCGCGTTCCACTTGCTCGTCGGTATCGATGCGCGGACCGCGACTAAATCTTCAAGACTCCAATACTCTGGCCAACATGGAGTGCCGTCCTCAAAGATGGCCGGAAGCTCAACTACCTCCCATTGATCTGCCAAAGGGTCCTTGGCCATCGACCGCAATAACTGACCCGTCAAATCCTTCTCCGACCAACGCGTCTGTACAATAACAATCGAACCGCCCGGCTGTAACCGCTGACGAGGACCGCCCGTGTACCAATCCCAAGCATCATCAAAACCAGCCGCCGACATCGCCGTCTGCTCCGAGTGAGGATCATCAATAATAATTAAATCACCACCACGTCCCGCCAAATTCGACCCAACGCCCACGGCATAATACATACCACCCGCGCTCGTGTCCCAACGGCCCGAGGCCTTACTGTCCGCAGCCAACTTTACGTCAGGAAATATATTCGTGTAATCTTCCACGTCCAAAAGGTTCTTCGTCTTACGTCCAAAGTTAACAGCCAACTCCGTCGTGTGCGTCGCCTGAATAATCTTCATCTTCGGATTCTTTCCCATCATCCACGCAGGAAAAAGAAAAGACGCAAACTCACTCTTCGTGTGCCGCGGTGCCATGTTAATAATCAATCTCTTTAACTCGCCGCTCGCGACCCTCTCTAACTTGTCCGCGATTATTTTGTGATGCCTACCAGCAATGAACTCCGGCCACATAGCTCTCACAAATTTTAAAAAATTATTCTGGCATTCTTCATTCTTCTCGAGCTGCGCTAATCGCAATTCAAGCTTCAATGCCTTTTCCTCAACAGCAGGATTTGTGGCTCTACTCATAGGGTTCCCAGTTAGTTATGTAACGACGATTTATAATGTTCCACGTGGAACATATCACGGACCACGGACCACGATTATATGCGATTTTACACGCTTTTATAAGACAGTTAATGCTCATTTCATTTTCATGATGAATATTTGAGAGAAACATGGACCTTGGTGCTGTGCCCGAGCCGTGGCCCGTCGGCCCGAAAATCACGTTTTTTGGCCTCTGGCCCTTGGATCTTGACCCGATATCCGAGGGACCCGAGCGAATTATTCGCGGCCCTTGGTCCGCGGTCCGCGGTCCACGGCTCTCGAGATGTCCTGTTTTTGTCCTGGTTAATTTAACTTCCAAATGGTCCGCGTTTAACTTCCACTGCTCGCGTTTAACTTCCAACGCTGCGACGGTCCCAAGATCCGTCGCCGATGCCATCGGAGTTTGTGCCGGTGGAATCCTACCGCGACAATCGGACCACGGCCAACGATCCACGGCCAACGATCCACGGCCTGAGAGGTTTGGACCACGGCCCGCGACACGCGGCACGGCCAGTTTAACTGCTATAAACAACAGGCATAAAAAAAGGCCCGCTCTATGGCGGGCCTTCGTTGGGGTGGGTGGTGTTAGCTGTTCAGATCTCGCAGCAAGTAGGCGCCTTGGGCGATCTTGTCGCGGGTTTCTGCTATGCCTTCACCAAGGAACTCGTTTCTATATTGTCCCGTTGTAACGCTGTAATCCCAGTAATTAGCATCTAGTATTGCGGTGCTTCCGTCGCTAGGTTTTAGCGCAATGTTTGAGCTGTACGACTGGAACAGCTCGCCATGTACGCCGTTGATAGTTGCATCAGTGTTTATAAACTGATTAGCGGCCGCATTACCTGAGCGGGTTTTCATGTTGTAGATTGTGCCCATGTTGTTAACTCCGTTGTTAAGTTGTCGCAGTAAATTGTTTACTGCTATATAGAAGGATATAGAAGTTTATAGAATATTGCAAAGAAAAGGCCCGCTATTTAGCGGGCCTTCGTTGGGGGTGGCTAGCGGTTAGACTAGACGGATCACCAAGCTATCGTCGTGAATCATCTCTTTTATAACGCTCTCAACATCGCGGCGCATGTCCTCGCTAAAACCGTCGCGGATCTCGTCAAAATAATCCGACACATCAAACTCATGTGCGCTAAGGTAGCCGCCGTCGTCTAGCGTTTGGCTGATCACTTCCTCGAATGTCGCATTCAATTCGCCATCGGTGGCCAGTTGTTCAATAGTCGCTTGGACTACATCAACAAGCTGCACCTTTACCAGATCGCGGACCATCGCAGTGAGTGCAGTGGTGAACGCGTCGACAGGCTCAACGGTGGGCTGGACCAGTTTAATAGACTTCTCAACCTTCACCCATTTACAGTCGAAAACGTTGGGAAAATATTCCCGCGTATTGTCGCCATCGGTCCATTCGCCATAAACCCGCCCCGTGCTGGCCTCGTGCTTGGGTGCTGCGCCATCGGTGATCTTAAAGCTGCGGCCATCTTTTACAAAGATGGTTCCGACCTTCACAGGTTCGCCCGATTCATTTAGTAAGGACCATGCAACAAACTGGTTTCCTTCGCGCTTTTGGTGTTCTATAAAGTTACTCATATTGTTACTCCGTAAAGTTAAGTTAAAAGTTATAGCAGCAATTGCCCGCTGCTATATAGAAGTATATAGAAGTTTATGCATTAGGGCAAAGAAAAGGCCCGCTATTTAGCGGGCCTTCGTTGGGGTGGGTTTACTTAGTCGAATCGAGCTATCTTAAATTCTCCAGTGGTGTTGTCCCTGATTGCCGTGATGCCGTACTGATAAACAAAGCAATGGAATGTGCCCTTAAAACCAAACCGACAAAGTGGTGGCAAATCTGCGTCATCTTCATGCGGACTCACGTACGTTCCATCACTCGAAAGGGTTCCGTCGAAAGGGTAGGAACCAAAACCGCCACACCCATAAACGGCATCCATTCGGTCCGCGATATCATCCAATGCCGATTGTGTCGAGCCTTCCACACCAAGCGCAAGTGTGATGCATGCGTCTGCAAAAAAGTCAGGAATCAAACCGCAAGCTTCAACAAGGGCCGAAGGTTTTGCGGCACCAAGTTCAGCCGCCTTGGTGGGGTTTAAAACTCTATCAAGTATAAGATCCGCTGCACGTATATTTAAATCTGTCATGTTGTTACTCCGTAGTAGTTAAGTTAAAAGTTATAGCAGCAATTGCCCGCTGCTATATAGAAGGATATAGAACATTATTAGATAACACAAGGCGCTTACCCTATATCGCCCGCAACATGATGACGAATAATCGAGCCCGCTCGAAGGCCCTCAGCAAACCGTTTCAGTTTTTCGCCGTCGGTTTCTGTGTTCTGGTCACTGTTGGCCGTGGCATTCCAATGCAGTCGAACGCGACCACCGTCTGCATAACAGCCGCCAACCGTTTCAGGATCCGCAGCTTTTTTCTTTCCTGACCCATGCGCTGTAAAGCCAATTATGTAATCACGGTTTCGCCGGGCACATAAGGGGATACCATTACCGCAGTCTGCACAAGAAAACTTCTCCCTATATTCGGCGGGGCATCGAACCACTGGCACGGCGTCGGTGCTGAAAACTTTGCCGTTCGCCCAAAGATCTTCCCCCACTACTACGACGGTGGGGACCACGCGAGAAGCTACCACGGCGCTAGATAAAGTACTGGCCGAATAATTGACCACGGTTTGGCCCGTCGTTTCTTTGTTGGCTTTATCACACCAGTTGAACCAGTCAAAATGCGTGTAAGTAAAAGATATCCCTCCCCTAGGTACTGCAGCAAGTAGTGCATCAAAATAGTCGTGATCTATTTTCTGCGATCCTTTGCCACTGCAGTTCAGCTCACATGATGCGGGACAGGTCCCGTACATCTCTTTATTGCCCGCTCTATATGTGACCGCGATTCCTCTGGTTTTTGTTGCTGCGCTATTCTCTACTGTTTTTAACATAATTTTGCCCTTTATATTGTATATGCGATAAAGCGTATATTCTAGGTAAAAAAAGGCCCGCAGTCAAGCGGGCTGTTAAGGAGTGATAAGCTTTATTTAATCCCCTCTCCAAGTAATACCACAGGCTCGCCGTAGTATTCGCTTTCCCAATACCCCCATATTAAATACCCACCGACGGCGTGTTCCAAAGGCGTCGCGGCTGTCGCGGCGGCATCAATACCTATCAAGGTGGCCAGTGCATTCACGTGGTCGTGCTCCTTCATGCGGTGGTCCCCCATGTTGCGGCGAGCTATCTCTCCCAACGTGACAGTAATGCACCTCTCAATTGACGTGTGCGCCTTATGGCAATCCCGTGATATAACTCTATCACCGTGCACAAATAACTCCAGTAAAGATGCTCGGGAAGGTAGGTACTTGGCACCAAGTGCGTCGACAATAGCGGGCACTACTTCGTAATCGTATGCCACGCCTTCAAAAACCCCAACCACTCCCGTCTTGGCATCACCACGGTAATTGTGGTACTGGTCATCGATGGCAACACCCAGTGCTGCAATTAAGTCTTTAAGGTTTATGGATCCGTTTCGGCCTTCATATTCTGACCACGGATTGCGCTCGGTTTTGTCGTCACGGTCACGAGTGTACTGTACATGCTCGGCAACGCACAGTGCCGAGAAGACATGCTGAGGTGTTAAGTTTTTTCTGTTCATTGGGATTCCTCACTGTATTCACACTCGCACCCGCATCTATTACAAAGCACGTCTATCTCGTCTATGTAAGCGTTTAGATCCCGATCAAAATTGTCGCTATAAAGCCGCAGGTATACGCGGCCACCGCAGCAGTTTGATAGTATCTTTAAGTCAAACCGCTCTTTCAAGTCTTCTGGCTTTTTTACAATGGTCATCTTGTTACTCCGTAAAGTTAAGTTAAGCGGCTGTTTGCCCACCGCATATAGAAGGATATAGAATATTATAAGATAGTGCAAGCAAAAAAAGCCCGCTGTTAAGCGGGCCAGTTATAAAGGTTGCTGTTAACTGTGCGTGAATCCGTCGGTTTCTATACCCAACCACATGCCACACCATCGAACCATCACACAATCAAACCCTTGTACTACCGTCCGCCTGAATTGTAGATAGGTCAGGCCTTGGCCGTTTTGGACCCACTTGCGATGCAGTGATTTACGCTGCTCCGTATTTAAGCCACTCACGCGGTTACCTTATCCAGTAACGCGCCTGCTTTTCGTTCCATGTCTATGCGAGCGTCTTGGTGTGGAATGTCCCGAGCAATTGCAGTGATCGCCTGTGCTGCGTCCCAAACAGTTTCAACAGGTCGGCCTTCTTCTACGAGGTGTCTAGCGTTGGCTGCTTTTGCCATGCGTCCAGATAGCCCTGCTCGCTTGGTTAAAAAGTCCAGACGGTCATCATCATCCTTTGCAATCTTAGCTGCTTTTGCGGCCATCACACCTTCCACAAAAGTAGATGTTGCACCGTTGGCAAACGACTGCAAAGCAGGCCGTGCTTCCTGCGCAAAACGATCAGGCGCAAACTTGGTGTGTCTTATCTTTATCTCGTGGAAATTCTCGACGCCCCAAAGGTTTCTGTTCATGCATACGCCTCGCAGATACATCGCGGCAATGCCTGCAGTCTTGGATCCCGTTTCAGAGTTCCACGCATAGAACCCTCGGAACATTAGATCAGGCTCGCCGTTGGCGAGCTTCCCCACTTCTATAGGGTTTCGGTCGTCCACTAAGAATACAAAAACGTCTCGGTCACTTGCAAACAATGTGGTGGTGTCCAGTGAAACAGGAACTTCAGGATCATAGACGGCCATGCCTCCGCTACTTCCAGTCATCATGCCGGGCACTTTCCAACGTCCGCCAGAAGCGTCCACCAATTGTTTCACAGGTTCTAATATTTCCCAGTCGTAAATGCGGCCATACTCTGGACCCGTTGCGGCCCTCAACTCGCCGCCGTCGGTATGGTTACCGTAAACCTTTATCAGCTCTTTACCTCGGTTATATTTCAATCCCCACTCTAAACAGTCCGCTGCAAGAGGTGCGGGTAGGTCTCGCATATAGCCAGAGGGCGCCCCCGCCAGTTGGGATAGTTGGCCGAATGACCAGTTTGTTGGGATGTTGTTATGCTCGCGTTGATTATCATCGAGATACTGAACACTAAGATTGCCACGGCTTGGGTTGGCTTCGTCGAATTCCCCTATGATTTTAATCTTGTGGGTATCAACAGTGCGTGATGTCATTCGCTGCGCATCTATCTTCTTATAGGCGAGCATGTCATCGAGCGTTAAAAACTTCTGGTCATCTGGACGGCTGTACCAATTTGAGGAAACCGCCGAGTTTCCAATGCCGTGTTCAAGTGCGTTTGTTTTATAAGTAGTCATAAGGTATTACTCCGTAGTGTTGTTGTTTACAAGGATGGGGCGATTAAGGCTGCAATGGCGCACCGCACCTTGACCTCTTTCGCTGATAATTTAGCTTGGGTGTTGAGTGCATGTTGGTGCCGCGTTCCATTAAACAGCCCTATAGCATGCTGCAACTCTTGTTGCTTCTTCTCCAGCTCGGCAAGTATCTCGTTTACCGTCATCATGAGTTGAGCCACTCATCATAGGTTTTAACAGGGTTGCCTGCGATGTCGTTACCACGGCTATCTGAGGTGGCTAGATAGATCTGGTACTCTTGAGCGTTCGTGCCCCGTGCTTGTGTCTGCCATTCTTGGTTGTATTGTAGTTCGCTCATAAGGTATTACTCCGTAGGATAGACGCTTAATTGCGCCTCTCTTATAATATCGCAGATAATTGTATATCTTGCAAGCTAATATTTTACTTTTTTAACTACTCTTATTGCCGTGCAAAAAAAAGCCCGCTCTATTGGCGGGCTAGTGTTTTACTTTTTTCGTCTACGGTTTGACTTTGGCGGGCGCTTTTGTGGCGGTCTGTCCAGAGCGTCGGCTGCGTCCTTACCATACAACACTCTATATATCCATCCAATAAAGAACATCGTTAAACCCTCACCGTTTCTACAACCATTTCTGTTTCTATCCAAACCTTAGCACCACACGACAGTGGTTTGTTTGGCAGGTAGACGAGCTTGGCAATGATGACGCCTGTTTCGTCTTTAATAAAAGCCGCATTACATTTTCGGTTCTGCTTGTAATCTTTGACAGTCAACACCGGGAGGTTCGCACCCTTGGCGTTGGCTTTAATGTTGTGTTGGTTAACGTGTATTACTGTTTTCATTCTATACCCTTATTCGTAGTTAAGTTTGGAATATAGAATAGTATGCGATTATCTAGGAGATATCAACCCCAAAACAGCGTCACAGTCGAAATCTTCCTCCGCATAATAAAGTGATGGCACCTTCAGACCCTCCATCTTTAAATCCATAGCGAGGTTTCCGTGGTACAGATAAAACTTTTGTGGGTAAGTTTTAGTCGCCAGCTTGCGAACCAATACCCAAACACTTGCCGCACTGTGGTTGGTTAACCACGCTACTTGGTGTGGTCGGAGATCCACGGCGTTGCCACTGGTGGCTTTGAGTTCAATGAAATGAAAGTGTCCCGCGTCGTCACAAAGTAAAACGTCGGGAATGCCGGGCATCGCCCACGTTTCAATCCGCGTTGCTTTCCACGTCCTCGGGTTCTTCGCTATCCCCGCCTTCATCAGCCTCCATAAGTCGGCTTCTCGCTTTGTTGCGGTTCTGGGTATTGCTTTCTCTTTCGGGAGTAATGTCGACAGTGATCGGGGCATAAGTTTGTTTAATCTCTTTTAGTGCAAGCATTACCTCATCCTTACTCATGGAGTCAATACTGCCTGTTCTTATTTCGCTTTTGCTAACGTAGATGTCACCTTGCGCTTGCCCTCGCCTGTACTCGGCTTGAACGGCGGCTGAATAGGCGCCATTAGTCAAAGCCATGTCTCGAATGGATTGCAAATCCCGCAGGTGTCGTTGGTATGTTACTCCAAACTTTTCGTCCAACTCTTGTCGATAAGCTCTAATAGCATGAACAACATGCGGGCTAATATGTTGGTTGGTTAGTTCATAAGCTCGAGTATGCGCTGAGCTGACAGGATATCCCGCGTTAACGGCAGCTTCCCGCATCGTTATCTGTCCGTCCTTAGAAACCAGTTCTTTCACAAACAGTTCCTGTCGTCGGGTTAGTTGCTGTGCTGCGGTAGCCCGGGGGCGTCCGCGTGTCCGCTTAACAACAGCGGGTATGGTTTTAGAGGTGTTCTTTGTAGGCATGTTTTATATCCAGTTATTAAGAGGTAGTTTATTACTAAACAGCCGTTCTGTCTATATAGGATCTGAAAATATTTTTACTGAAAAAAAAACTCAGACCCCCTTAACGCACTTTTCGATTTAAGGGTTACATAAACATTTGTACGTTACATTTTAGAAATGAACTTATGTTATCTCTGAAACCCTTATACACAATAGCTTTGTTAGTGAAAGTTACACCGTTACACTGGTTACGGGTATATTTTATTTTTTTCCGAGAGGTGGAGTTGAGATCCTATATACACATAACGCGTTCAATTTGTTCCGTGAGCCGCGGACGACCATATTCGATGCTTCCCCGAAAGCAGCGCCTCGACAGCCGTGATCCTCGAAATGGATGCGTGGGACGAGGATCGTGGGGTACTGCGGTTGATACCCGCCAGCCATGCGGGAGACACGTGCGTTTTAAACTTATCCAAGATGGTATCCGACATAGCCTCGTATGTGTCTTGTCGGGTTGCGCCGTGTTCCACTTGCCGGGCAACTTCTGCGCGAAGGTTTATTTGTAGCGTGGTGATTCTTTCTATGACTTCTTTCACGGGTGTTATCATATTAATATAATAATAAAAGCCAGTTTATAGCAAAATGCCTTTGTGGACAACCGTGGCTCCCACGCTAATCTCTTTGTCTCGTGCCGCGTTTGCCCGCTGCGGCGTTAAAAGGCTTGTACCCTACGCTGAGGTGGGGTGGTTAATTATTTA